ATAGCACCCTGAGATCCGATTGGACCTGTTACAAGTGAGTCAGCACCAGTCAAACCTGTTGCACCAGTGGGTCCTGTTACAAGAGAATCAGCACCAATTGGGCCAGTTACAAAGCTGTCGGCTCCAATTGGGCCAGTAGGTCCAGTTACAAGAGAATCAGCACCAGTAGCACCAGTGGGTCCTGTTACAAGAGAATCAGCACCAATTGGGCCAGTTACAAAGCTGTCGGCTCCAGTTGGGCCAGTAGGTCCAGTAACTAGTGAGTCAGCACCAGTTGGTCCAAGGGTTCCAGTTGGGCCAGTTACAAAGCTGTCGGCTCCAGTTGGGCCAGTAGGTCCAGTAACTAGTGAGTCAGCACCAGTTGGGCCAGTTACAAAGCTGTCGGCTCCAGTTGGGCCAGTAGGTCCAGTAACTAGTGAGTCAGCACCAGTTGGGCCAGTTACAAAGCTGTCGGCTCCAGTTGGGCCAGTAACGGCACTATCGGCTCCAGTCGGACCAATAGGACCAGTTGGGCCAGTTACAGTGCTATCAGCCCCTGTAGGGCCCCCAGGGCCAGTAACTCCTTCTGCGCCTTGTGGGCCTGACGCAGAGACAGAAAGAATATGCCGCGGGTAGCGCCCCGCGGAGACAGCGGTCACCTCGTACTGAGACATTATCTGGTTACCTCGGACCTAACTGCAAAGTTACCTTGAAGGATCTTATAAACAAATATGTCACCTGATGGGGCCACAAGCTCGAGGTCATAAGTGTACATACCTTCCTCGATTGTGGTCATTACATCATCAGAAATATAGATAGAGACGCTACCATCTGTCTCTCCTAGCTCTATGCCGTCATTTTCTGTAGTAAGGTTCAACAGCACTACAGGGCTCTCAGCAGATGTTCTAACTTGCATTCTTGCAGAGTACCCGCGAAGGATTATCGGCTTATTCGCAGGATCCTTGTAGTAAACTACGCGTGAAAAAGTTGAGCCTTGGTCGGCTATAATGTTGTAAAGACCTGCGGGTGAGCTCAATTAGACTCTTTTCAGCGGTATGATTGGCAGAGTTATCTCAATTGTACCGCAGATAGTGGACCACTACACGAGGAGCTATACTGGACCCATGAGTAGTATTCTAGAAAGTACAGAGTTAAACAATCTGGATGCAGAAGAGTCGGGTCCTGAATTCGCTCACTATGCTGAAGCAGCTTCTGTGACCGAAGGATATATCATGGGTAGGCCCGTAATGGCCATCTGTGGGAAGCTATTTGTACCGTCTAGAGACCCAAATAAATTCCCTATCTGCTCAATTTGCAAAAACATTGCGGAAGCACTACTCTTAGATATATAATAAAAATCAACCACTAGATGTTGACTTATACTGGTTATCCAACCGGTCCTGGCGTCTGCATTTTTGCAACAAAAAACGCCAGGATTTGTCATCTCTTGCCATCTGAAAGGTATCAAACATGGTTACTGTATACACACTGCCTTCATGCGTCCAATGCGACAGCACCAAGAGAGTTTTGACTAGGAACGGTATTGAGTTTGAAACAATCGACCTAAGTACGGATGAAGCTGCCATGGCGCTCGTAAAAGAGCTTGGCTACAGTGCTGCACCTATTGTTGTTGTAGGTGACGACCACTGGAGTGGGTTTCGCATGGATAAAATTTCTGCACTTGTGTAATTATGTACGACATAGTATATTTTTCTAACGTATCTAATAATACGCACAGGTTTATGGAAAAGTTAGGCCTTCCAGCTCAGCGGATACCAGTCCGATGGGATGGTGAAGAGCCTTTCATGGCTTACGGAGAGTACGTTTTGTTTCTCCCCACTTATGGTGGAGGAAATGACGAGCACACTGTGCCAAAACAGGTCAAGAGTTTTTTGAACATCAAAACCAATAGAGACTTGCTTCGCGGTGTTGTCGGACTCGGCAATACTAATTTTGGTGACCACTTTTGCGGTGCAGCCGAGATGATTTCAGCAAAAACTGGTGTACCTTTGCTGTATCGCGTAGAAATAATGGGTACACCGTATGACGTAGAACAAGTAAACGAGAGGTTAAAACAACTGTGGACAACTACAGCTATCACGAATTAAATGCAATGCTCAACCTGTACGGCCCTGATGGGGAGATTCAGTTTGACAAAGACAAGGCAGCAGCTCGCGCTTACTTCCTAGACAACATCAACCAGAACACCGTGTTCTTCCATTCGCTGGAGGAGAAGCTCGACTACTTAGTTGAGAATGACTACTATGACCTTGGACTCTTAGATAAGTACTCAAAAGAAGAAGTAAAGGACCTGTTTAAGCAGGCATACGCCTACAAATTCCGTTTTGAATCGTTCCTCGGTGCCTACAAGTTTTACACTCAGTATGCGCTGAAAACCTTTGACGGCGAACGCTACCTAGAGCGCTTCGAAGACCGCGTTGTAATGAACGCCCTTATGCTAGGGCAAGGCGATGCCGAGCTAGCTAAAAATTTGATCGAGGAAATTATCTCTGGGCGCTTCCAGCCAGCAACTCCCACTTTTTTAAACGCAGGCAAAGCCCAGCGTGGAGAGTACGTTTCTTGCTTCCTATTGCGCATCGAAGACAACATGGAGTCTATTGCTCGTGCCGTTAACTCCTCTTTGCAGCTATCAAAGCGTGGCGGTGGTGTTGCCCTAAACCTCTCTAACCTCCGGGAGCAGGGGGCTCCAATCAAGAAGATCCAAAATCAGTCTTCTGGAATTATCCCAGTAATGAAGATGCTTGAAGATGCATTCTCGTATGCAAACCAGCTCGGTGCTCGTCAGGGCGCTGGTGCGGTCTACCTAAACGCTCATCACCCAGATATTATGAGGTTCCTAGACACCAAGAAGGAAAACGCCGATGAGAAGACTCGCATTAAGACTCTATCGATCGGTGTGGTTATTCCAGACATCACGCTTGAACTAGCTAAAAATGGCGATGATATGTACCTATTCTCACCTTATGACGCTGAGCGCATCTACGGAGTGCCGTTTGGGGATATCTCAGTAACTGAGAAGTATCAAGAAATGGTAGACAATGCGGAGATCAAGAAAACTAAGATCTCAGCTCGTGAATTATTTCAGCGTATCGCAGAGCTTCAGTTTGAGTCTGGATACCCATACATCATGTATGAAGACACCGTAAATGATGCCAACCCTGTAGAGGGCCGCATCAATATGTCTAACCTCTGCTCTGAGATTCTGCAGGTGAACACACCTACTACCTATAACAATGACTTGAGTTACGACCAGATTGGTAAGGATATTTCTTGCAACCTGGGCTCTCTAAACATTGCTAAGGCAATGATGTCACCTGACTTCGAGAAGACCGTTAGAACCGCCATCAAGGCCCTAACAGCAGTGGCTGACATGAGCTACATTGACTCAGTGATGTCCATTGCCGAAGGTAACAAAAAATCTCGTGCAATTGGACTTGGCCAGATGAACCTTCACGGTTACTTTGGTAAGGAAAGTATGCACTACGGCGACGATGAGTCAATTGACTTTACTAGCGTCTACTTTATGACCATTCTATACAACGCTCTAAAAGCGTCCAACGAAATGGCCAAAGAGACCAAGGATCCTTTTGATAACTTCGAAAACTCTAGCTATGCAAGTGGTGAGTTCTTTAGCAAGTACATTGGAGGCGACTGGGGCCCTAAAACTGACAAGGTTAAAGGAATCTTCGACACTGCTGGAATTAAGATTCCAGGAGACTTTGAGTGGACTGAACTCCGCGCTTCGGTAATGGAGCACGGTATCTACAACCAGAACCTTCAGGCTGTTCCGCCAACCGGATCGATTTCCTACATCAACAACTCAACAAGCTCGATTCACCCGATTGCGGCAAAGATTGAAATCCGTAAGGAAGGAAAGCTTGGACGTGTCTACTATCCAGCTCCGTTCCTGACTAACGATAACATGGAGTACTTCACTGACGCCTACGAGATTGGTCCTGAAAAGGTTATCGATGTCTACGCAGCAGCGACTGCCCACGTTGATCAAGGGCTGTCACTAACATTGTTCTTCAAAGACACCGCAACTACTAGGGATGTCAACAGAGCTCAGATTTACGCATGGAAAAAAGGCATCAAAACTATTTACTATATCCGCATCCGCCAAATGGCCCTCGACGGTACTGACGTCGAAGGCTGTGTCAGCTGCATGCTCTAACAGAGAAAGAAAACACTATGAAAACTAAACTAGTCACTAGGCCAATCAACTGGAATAAGGTTGAAGATGTCATTGATCTGGACGTCTGGAACAGGCTTACCCAGAACTTCTGGCTGCCTGAAAAGATAGCTATCTCAAATGACATCCAGTCATGGGGCACGCTAACTCCAGAAGAAAAACAATTAACCATGAGAGTGTTCACTGGTCTAACCATGCTTGACACTATTCAGGGAACTATCGGCTCGATGAGCATTATGCCGGACGCCAGAACTCAGCACGAGGAGGCGGTTATCACCAACATTGCTTTTATGGAGTCAGTACACGCCAAGAGCTACTCGAGCGTATTTTCAACGTTGTGCTCGACTGCGGACATTGACGATGCCTTCCGCTGGTCAGAGGATAACCCCTATCTTCAGAAAAAGGCAGATATCATCCTTGGCTACTACAACGGTGATGACCCGCTAAAGCGCAAGGTAGCTTCCACTCTGCTGGAGAGCTTCTTGTTCTACTCTGGTTTCTACTTGCCGATGTACTGGTCCTCCAGAGCAAAGCTAACCAACACCGCAGACCTAATTCGCCTAATCATTCGCGATGAGGCTGTACACGGCTACTACATTGGCTACAAGTATCAGCTTGGGCTAGCAGAGCAATCTGCCGAGCGTCAGGAAGAGCTAAAGGCCTACACTTACGATCTTCTCATGGAACTGTATGAGAACGAGATTAAGTACACTGCAGACCTGTATGACTCCAAAGGACTAACCGAGGATGTCAAGAAGTTCTTGCACTACAACGCAAACAAGGCCCTTATGAACTTGGGCTACGAAGCGTTGTTTCCTAAGGAAGTCTGTGATGTAAATCCAGCTATCCTCTCAGCTCTTAGCCCAAACGCTAACGAAAACCACGACTTCTTCTCTGGCTCGGGTTCTTCCTACGTGATTGCTAAGAATGAGGCTACAGAAGACAGCGACTGGGACTTCTAAGGAGGCGAAAATGGGTTGCGACTGCGAAGGCTGCGGATGCGGTACAAGTAAGTAAAAAGATAGGCCACCCTCCGGGGTGGCTTTTCTTTTGTATACTGTACCCATGCCTACTTATTCCTATACCTGTGAGAATGGACACGAGTATGAGGAAGTCCGTGGGATTTCTGAAGATCAGCAAGTTTTCACTTGCGTTACCCCCCTGTGTGGCACTAGACTAAAGCGTAAGTTCACTGCTCCGACGATCACTTTTAGCGGGCCAGGATTCAACACAACGCGAGGGTAACCACCATGGGAGACAAACAATACTTAAGAATACAAGTACCAGAGTTTATCTCCGAGGGTACTGCTTCTTGCGCTTCTGAATCTGTGGACCCTGAATTGTTTTTCCCCGTGGATGTTGAAGATCGTACTGGAAAAGTAACCTCGTCTTACAAGAACTTAAGGGCCGCTAAAGAAGTGTGCAACAAGTGCCCACTTAGTCTCAAGTGTTTAGAGTATGCCATAACAAGCTATGACTCGGGTATTTGGGGGGGCACCACTGAGGAGCAGCGCACTAATATTAGGCGCAAGGTCGGTAGAGATAGGTCTAGAATACAGCTTAAGCGCTAGATGGTAGAATAGAAGTTGCCTGGGAGAGAGGCGTCTATATTCGCAATCTATCTAAGGGAGTCTCATGGGAATCTTCGCAGAAGTATTTCGTAGAACCGTAGCTCTAATTATTCTCCGTGTAAGTGGAGTCTTTGCTGGAGGCTCTCTTGCTGGAGTAGAACTCTGGCAAGCAGGTGCAATGGCAGCATTTATCGGCCTCATGGACGTAGCAGAGAATCTATCTCGTGCGTATATGACTGATGGCGTGCTTGACATGCAGGAGATCAACTCGGCTTTTGGCTCACAGTCGGCCGAGGATGCAGATCCGTATCTAGCAAAAAGAGACTAACAAATAAAAAAATAACAGCTCCTACTGGACAAATGCTCCGGTAGGGGCTATTATTTTGTCATGGATACTTTTGAAATTTGGCTAGAACACGGAATTAAGATGGGCTGGTGCGGTCCTGCTATATGTGACACTCATGACGGGACCCCCATGTCAGAAACAGAAATGGAAGAATTTGAAGATGGTGGTGACCCCTGCCTCCACGTAATTCGTCTCTATGAAGATACCGATCAAAAGAAGTCCATTGAGGAAACCCACTCGCCTTCTGTCTGGCGGGCAACAAACCGTGGAATAGATGTATAGTTAGTATCAACAACCCTCTCTAACTCAATTGGCAGAGTGGTTGACCGTTTACGGTTAACTGGTTCGTGGTTCAAGTCCACGGAGAGGGACGTCATCGATTTAAATAAATTCGTGTAGTATTTTAAGCATGAAGCATGAGATATTTGGCGATTTAGCCCCCATAGGCACACAGTACTCTGACGGGCTGTACGTCACATTTAAGGACAGCGATGTGCACGCTGTATACGCGAGTGTAGGTGACGTACCCCCTAGCTCTTTGAGCAATCCGACAGTGATATCTGACATAAAAAACTGCGCCCTCATACCGATCGTTCTGCAGTATGGGCACATGTTTGAAGAGTACCTAAGCGGCATCCTTTCCATGCATGAAGCGGCTACTCTTAGTTCTCAGGTAATTACCTTTATAGTTCCCCCAAAGGCAAGAGAGATCAGCGAGTACGAATTTTTTCTAAAACATTTAGAAGCATACGGTGTAAATTTTATCTACTGTAGTGCAGCTGAAGAATTCTCGACATTTAGATTTAGCAACCTACGCCTAGTTGAAGCCGTTGATCGGAATGCGCACACTATGAGTCTAGTGAGAGACTTTTGCTTATATGTTTCCGATAAATTAGTCGATAGATCAGACGTGGCCGGATGCTCGTACTTGAGTAGGCAGAGTGGGGTAGACTCTCAAGATCTTGACGACGGAGAACTCGAGTGGCTGGCCAACAACAGACACTTAAAATACACAGCTACTCAATCTAGAGTTAACGAAGAATCTACTCTAATCAATTACTTTCTCGCAAAGGGGGACACCGAAATCCGTCTCTCTGAGGATTTTGCCTCTTTTGAGGACCAAGTAAGGTTCTTCTCCTCGCTGAAAACCTTAATATCTCCTTCTGGAAGCGGGCTATTCAATCTCTTCTTCATGAAACCAGGATCCGCTATCATAGAGCTAGCTACACCCTTGGGCACGCACTTCGGAAATGGCAACTACAGTAGTGCGTACCATCTCCAATACCCGCTTTACTCTTTTATATCGGGGCTCAACTACATAGGACTGCCTCATTCTAGGGAACCTAGGGAAATTATAAATAAGCTAGAACTGCTGCACGAATCGATACTCTAATGAGTACGCCTCTATCCGTATACACAGGAGGAACTTTTGACCTTTTCCATTGGGGCCATGCAAGGTTTTTAGAGCAATGCTCTCGCTTGGGTGATGTCTGTGTTTCATTAAATACAGATGAGTTTATCCAATTCTACAAAGGTAGTAATCCTGTAATGTCGTATCAAGAAAGATTGACTACCCTAGAGTCCTGCAAGTGGGTCACCAGTGTTATTCAGAACTTTGGCGGTGCCGATAGCAAGATCGCTATTGAGTCGACAATGCCGGACATTATTGCAGTGGGCTCCGACTGGGAAGGCAGAGACTACTACTCGCAGATGGGATTTACTCAAAACTGGTTAGATGCCAGGGGTATATCTTTGGTCTACTTACCTTACACAATTGGTATAAGCAGCACCGACATAAAAAACCGTCTAAAGTCCTAAAGCTTGCGTAGTTATATCTAGTATGCTACCCTAAACGTATGACTAATAAATTAGTAGCTATATCTGCAGGATTCGCGGCAATAGTTGCCGCTGTAATCGCTGTTCCCTCTGGCGCTATGCCAGTCAAGGCAGAGACTATCTTCACAACTATGGATGTCCAATCTGGCCCGACTTGGGGCCTCGATCGTGTAGACGGTATCATGGATGGCCAGTACTCCTACGGCGGCACTGGAGCCGGCATACGTATATACATTGTAGATACCGGAGTGGACTCAAACCATCCCGACCTAAGCGGACGTGTAATTGATGGATTTGACGCATTCGGCGAGAACTTAGATCAGGTTGATTGTCAGGGACATGGAACTCACGTTGCGGCTGTTGCGGCTGGGACTTACTTTGGCGTGGCTAAATCTGCAACCATTGTGCCAGTAAGAGTCTTAGATTGTTCCGGAGTGGGCAACACAGACTCACTTCGAGCCGGACTAGCGTGGATAATCAGCAATCACCCCGTTGGAACTGCAGGTGTAGTTAACATGAGCCTTGGGGGTGCCAAGGATGATATTGTAAATGCGATAACTGAATCAGTTATTAAAGTAGGGCTAACCGTAGTAAGTGCTGCCGGAAATTCTGCTGCTAATGCGTGCAACTACTCCCCTGCTTCTGCTGCTGGGGTACTTGCAGTTGGTGCTATAGACATGAACGACACTAGGGCATCTTTCTCCAACTATGGATCTTGTGTAGACGTATATGCCCCCGGTGTGCGAATCAATTCTGCTAATACTTTTAACTACAACATGGCCAAGGCCAGAAGCGGGACTTCTCAGGCTTCTCCTTTTCTAGCGGGAGCTATGGCAGCAGCTATGTCGGCAGGAGTGTTCTCTACCCCTTCTGCATCTAACGGGATCCTACAGGTAATACAGCCAACACTAGAGCCCGAACCTGTTACACCAGAAGTCCCTACGGAGGAGCCTGAACCCGAAACACCGGTACAAAGTAGCCCTGCTCTTGCAGAGCCTGAACTAGCAGCTGAGCCTCCAGTGGGTCTTTCGCCTAGCCCCGAACCAGAACCAACTCCTACTCCTACACCAGAACCAGAACCAGAACCAGAACCAGAACCAGAACCAGAACCAGAACCAGAACCAGAACCAGAACCAGAACCAGAACCTCTAGAGTTTCCCGTTATGGTTACCCAAGAAGGTCCTGGCTCGTACTTTGCCACTCTGGAGTGGGAACCGTTAGACGAAGCCAGTGGCTACAGAATCTACAAAACTGGGTCTATTAGACCAAGTTGGCGTCTATTCTGGGTCACGGGCATAGAGAACATAAGCAGGACTGTCTCGGACAAACCAGGAGCAATAGCCATCTATCGAGTCATGGCCTTAGTGGGTTCAAGAGAGATAGAAGTGGGCTCTTTTGACTATCACCCTGCACCTTAAGGTACTAAATATAGCATACTGAACACCGCTATTTTGCTGGTTAATGTACAAAAGGTAGTGTACATAAATGCCATACAACCTTAGGTCTAAGTTTGTATGGAAAACAGGGGATTGACCCCCTATCGAAGAGGAGATACAATTAAAGTATGGAAAACATTCAAACATTAGCTTTAATAGTGCTAGCAGCCGAGTTTGTAATCATCTTGGTGCTCTTCTGGCACCTTGGCCGCGAGTCAGGCGAGTATGAAAAGAAGCACAGAAGCGACGAACGAGATTTGATTATTAGGTTGATCCAATCAACTAGACGCCGCTCCGTGAGCGACGAGACAAATGAATTTAGAGAAGTTCTAGTAGAAAAACTAAAAAACCGTTTGTGAGTTAGAGCCAAATAGGCTATGCTCATACAAGTAAATGAACCCCACTACAGATAGGTGCTAGCGTTGAAGATATTAACAGACTCAGAGGATTGGACGCTCACCAATAACGATAGATGTGACTTCGATTGCACATCCCAGGCTTACGTAAAAGCTGTAGGTAATACGGGCGAGCTACTGTTCTGCTCTCACCACTACAACAAGACTTCAAATGACGCAGATGCGTACGAGAAACTAATGAACTTTGCTTACCAAGTAATAGACGAGCGTGAACGTCTCATTGTGAACAGGCTTCAAGGCTAACCTAATGGCATTAAAGGAACTAGTTCCCGGAGAGCTCTGGGAGTATGAGAACTTTATAACTGATTCAGAGCTTGGGCTCTTGCTCGATAAGGCTAGGTTCGCCAGAGAAGAAGATTGGTTTGCCGAAGACTTACCTGACTATGATAAGCATCATGCTGGAAAAACTTTTGAGTTCCAAGATACTCCTGGGGGAAGCTACCTGTCAAAGGCAATTGACCTTAGAGTTGCTGCCCTGTTCAAAGACGTAGCATACATGAATGAAATAGGTAGTATATGCAGAGCTACATCCCATCTAGAACCTGTAGGGATGCACAGAGATAATGCTGACCAAGACATAGTCGGGGAACATAGAAACACTCATGTGAAGTATGGAGTCCTTATGTACTTAAACGATGACTATATTGGGGGCGAGATATGCTATCCAGAGTTAGGAATAGAGTACAAACCTAAACCAGGTGTCCTGTTGATCCATCACGCTGGCAACTTACATGGTGTCAACCCAGTGACAGAAGGGGTCCGCTTCTCTATGACATCCTTTGTCTATGGCCTAGACGCCCTTATTGTTTAATGTCTCGTGGAAGACAATAATTACGTTGACGCGGACGCCCTTAGTCACATAGTCAACCCCGTGGATAGTGTCATGGCCAGTAAAGAGAACTAGAGTTCCGGCCTTGGGATGTAAGCTAATTTTTAAGTCTGGGAAGTGTAGTTCCCCACCTTCGTAATCGTCGGTGAGAAAAAGCGCGGCTATGTATGGTTTCTGATCTGCAGCGTCGCCGTTAGAGTCTGGCTCCCAGTCGGCATGACCTGCCAGCCAAGCCCCTTCGCGCATCATGTTCCCATAACATCTATGGAGAGTGAACTCTCCCTTGATCTCGTAATTGTCCCTAAAAACTGAGTGAGCATGCTTCACTGCAAGTTTTATCTTGCCTTCGGCATCCCAATCGTAGGTTATAGCATTATCTTCTAAAACTTCGGGGCCGAACAGGCTGAAAGTGCTATACATCTCACGGTCGTCATCTTGCGGAGACAACTGCATAGCTGCCGCTGCTCGGCTGGCCTCCTCCTGTGTGAGAAAGTCTTCAAAGATGAGGTAGTCTTTCGAGATCATGTTGCTAAAGGGATGTGGTCGCGGAAAAAGAATATAAAGTTATAACGTTTCCCCGAAAGAACCTTACGAACTCCATGGAGATTGGCCTCGTTACCTCTAAACATTATCAAGTCGCCTTGCTCTAGCTTTATATCTATGTTGTGATGCTGGAAGTACAGTTCTCCACCTTCATAGTCGCTGTTTAGCATTAAAATACAAGAATAGTGCAGCTCCACCTCGGGTTTACCGTCGTAGTGGTCCCCGTCGTCGTCGTGAGCGTAATTTTCCGCGCCAGTGTCCATAATGTTCCCGTAAAGGCGCTTCATGCCAAAAGTGTACTTCATGTCGTAATTGTCCTGAAAAAACGCTTTAACCTTAGTAAGCATCAATCTCACTGGTTGTAGGAAAGGTAGCTCCTCATTCTCCAAGTCTGTTAGGGGGACTCTTTGTAGTCGATATCCCGGTCTGAATTGGTCTTTCATCGCGTACTCTTCAATCCATTGTGAGTAAGTCTCGCACTGCGAGGGCGTGAGCGCGTTTTTAATGAGCTTGTATGGAAGGTCTGTCATAAGAACATTCTATCATTATTAGATTAGACTATTAGGATGAAGATCATAGGTATCAATGAGACTACACACGATGCTGCAATGGCCGTCATTGAGGACGGTGAGATCCTATTCGCTGGACACGCCGAGCGCTACAGTAAGCAGAAGAACGATTGGTATAACAACGACCTTATTCTGATGGACGCCCTTAAGCACGGATCACCAGACAAGGTCGCCTACTATGAGAAGTCTTGGCTAAAGAAAATTAGGATTGCACGGCACGGTGGGTTCGGGGGTGGACGTCCCTACTACAAAGACACTCTTCTCGGTGGCCTACCAACCATTAACTTCACCCATCACTATTCGCATGCTGCTGCTGGATACTTTACCTCTAGTTTTGTGGACGCCGCTATTGTTGTGCTAGACGCAATTGGAGAGTTTGAGACGTCTACAGTTTGGAAGGGGGAAGGTGAGAAGATAACGCAGGTGAGAAGGGACAAGTACCCCTTCAGCTTTGGACTCTTCTACTCTGCCTTTACGCAGCTAGTTGGGTTGAAGCCAAACGAGGAAGAGTACATCATGATGGGCATGGCTGCCTATGGTGACAAAGATAGATATTACGAGAGAGTACGCAGTTACTTCCCTATCTATTACGCCCAAGAGGGTAACTTTCATAGGGGTATCCAAGACTGGGGAGAAGAAGTAGAGGGCCAAGCAAGATTTGACCTAGCAGCTGCAGTCCAACAGGTTTTTGAGGACCGACTGGTTGAGTACATAACCATGGTTAAACAAACTACTGGCAAGAAAAATCTAGTCTTTATGGGCGGCTGTGCCCTAAACAGTAAGGCCAATACCCTTCTTCACGGCATCTTCAAGAATGTCTGGATCATGCCTAACCCTGGAGATGCGGGGTCAGCACTTGGCGCTGCAGCCGCCCTCTATGGAAAACACCTGAACTGGACTGGACCATACTTGGGTACCAATATCCCTGGGGAGTATCCAGTAAAGAAAATCGTAGACGCCCTTATTAACGACAAAGTAGCGCCAGTAGCTTCAGGTAGGGCTGAGTATGGGCCAAGGGCGTTGGGCAATAGGAGTATTTTGGCCGACCCTAGGGATCCAGACATAAAGAATAAAGTAAATCTAATAAAGAAACGTGAGCTATTTAGACCATTCGCTCCAATTGTTATGGAGGAGTATGCAACCAGGTGGTTCGATATGGACTACTACTCTCCTTATATGCAGTACACACCAAGATGCCTTAAGCCTTGGTTGATCCCTAGCGTGGTGCACGCAGACGGTACTTCTAGGGTTCAGACAGTAAATAAGCGTCAACACCCGGGGCTTTATGAAGTACTAGAGAATTGGCATGCCTACAGCGGTGTGCCAGTTCTATTGAATACAAGTCTCAATATAAAAGGACAGCCTATGCTTAATGATCAAAATGATGTACTAGAATGGGAAGCACACTACAACACTAAAATCATCAGCTAGAGGACTAACAATGACAGAACTTACATTTAGATCAGACATGACCGTGGAGCTAGTCCAGTCAATGGGCGACGATGCTTCGGTAGTAAAAGCTGCTCGTGTCTCTACTGGCGGTAGCACTACTACTCCTGAGAAGGATGCTGGTTTAATTAACTACCTTATGCGTGATCGCCACGGCACCCCTTTTGAGCACAACGCTTTTACGTTCTATGTAGAGGCACCTATCTTTGTGTTCCGCGAGTTTATGCGTCACAGGGTTGCGTCCTACAACGAAGAGTCAGGCCGATACAAAGAGCTTGCTCCAGTGTTTTACATTCCTAGCGAAGATCGTAAGCTAATTCAAGTTGGTAAGCCAGGTGCTTACACTTTTGAAGAGGGAACTTATGACCAGAAAAAGATTGTTCCGGCAGACATCAAGATGGCAGCTAAAGAGTCATACGCTGCTTATCAGCGGATGCTAGAAAAAGGTGTTGCCCGAGAGGTCGCAAGGAGTGTTCTACCAGTTGGACTCTACTCTTCTATGTTCGTTACGATGAACGCCCGTACACTGATGAACTTCCTATCACTTCGAACTATGCGTGAAGGAACAATGTTTCCTTCTTTTCCGCAGAGGGAGATAGAGATGTGTGCCGAAAAGATGGAAGACTTCTTTGCAGAGGTCATGCCAGTTACTTACGCAACGTTCAATAAGAATGGTCGAGTAGCTCCATAAGCAAGCACTATTATAGTCAACCTGCACAGCTAGTACACTGATACCTATGGATATTAAATTTATTGGCGAGACTCAGATTGCTATAGTAGATGACTTAGTTGACGTTACCGTCTGTGACGCTCTCTCTGAAATGTCTAAGTGGTGCAAAGCTCAAGGCTTAGTGTTCAGAGGTGAGCTAGACACTGATGACCACATAGTTGTAGAAGATGGTACGAACTCCCCTCCCCGCGAGGAGGATGACACCTTCTGGCTAGACAAGAATACTCCCATATCGGAGCTCCCGCAGTACTACCAAGACCTTGCTCGAATAGTGTCCGACCGCTCAACTGAAGCTGTGGATGCCTACTTCGCTCTTATCGGGCAGACACTTCCTTACAGGGAGATTAACTTAGACGTTATACACATATTCTTTGCAGGCGAAGAGCTCGAATGGCACATGGACTGCTTTGACTACTCGCTAGTCTTCTACCTAAATGACCGGACAGAGTGGGAGGGTGGAGACCTCTACTATCCCGAATTGGACATAAAGCTGTCACCAGTTAAGAATAGACTGGTAATCCAGCCCTCGCGGATTCCTCACTTGGTCACTAAGATCACTGGGGGCCTTAGGACTACAATGACAACTTTCATCCCCATCGGGGACCCACCGTACCCATCCGACTAAAGGCGTAATTATAATGATGATTCTGTACTATATGGAACGTGCCTACCGCAAGATTAAGTACATCCTCTTTCCGAAGAAGAGGCCAAAGAAGGACTTTATCTACTAATGTATGCTGGCGTAACTACGATAACTCGAGAGACTAGGCATCTACCTATACCCTTTGCGACACTTAACGATGTTCTGACGCTTGTCGAAGTCGACCTCTTGCGTGATTTTGCTCTAAACTTTTCGTCTGACGCTACTGGGGATGACTTCAGTGTGAAGCACGAACTACCTAACCGGCCTACCGAATGGGACCCTCACGGGTTGGTGATGAAGCTGCAGGATCAGTTTAGAGACTACATACAAAGAAACTTCTTCATACTGGGGTCTGTGGAGCCTAGATACTTTACAATCCTCAGGACCGACGAGCTGCAATCATATGTGGACAAGTATAGCTACTTTGAAAATGGTGGATACGTCTTATATACTGCGATCATACCGCTCTCACACCAGGGTACTGACTATACAGGTGGAGATCTTACTTATATGCAAACCGGCGAGGGCGGATCTGGGAAACCAGGGCAGATGCTAGTCCACCGAAACGAGACACTGAACTCTTGGGCGTTAAATAAGGTGGAGTCCGGAATCCGAATAGACTTAGTCCTTGTGCAACACGAAATAGAGAACAGAACAAGCTACACCGAGTTTGAGATGGAACAAACTATAGACGATGGAATGTCTTACTAAATATAGCTCGGAGCATTAGCTGCGTCGTACTGAAAACCTGTCATGCTGTATCTAACTCCGTCAGTAACTGGCGGTACTCCGTGAAGAATATCACTGGAATGCACAACTATCATGCCGGACTCTGCTTCTAGCTCTAGGTCGAGATCCGGATAGTAGAGACTGCCTCCTGAGTAACTACTGCCACTATTTAAATAGCAGATTACCCCATATTTTATCCCTGTATCTCCTTCTTCTCCCTCGAAGGAGTCGGTATGATCTGCTAGATAATCACCGTTGGTCCACCGGTGAACTATGTTCAGTGGCATTCCGATATACGCTCCGGCGAGCCCCCCTAGGGCAGATATGCACGCAAGTATGGCAGTGTCTGCAAACTCATTGAGTTCGTTGTAGTGCCGCACGTTCGCGTCCCCTTTAAGTGTATTGAGGTAGACATTTCGTGCATCCCATCTAGTTACGGGGGTGCCGTCACTCGTTAGAGTCCCTATCTTGGTCAGCCCACTGTCGATTAAGAGCTCCGTATAGCCGGTAAGGGCTTTGCATAGCCCATCAGGTATTGCATTCCGGGCTATAGCAATATCAGCACCAGGCACTTTGATTATCTCCATGGGAAGAGCCTACTTTACTTTTTAACTAGTGTTGCGGGAGATGCGTTAGAGTTGTTGGTACATAGACGAAAGACTACCCTTGAGCGAGCTGGACGCCCCTATTACTAAAGCAATTCTGTACGCACGCGTATCTACAATGATACAAGTAGAGGATGGTGTGTCGCTGGATGTGCAAGAGAGAACCCTTGTGCAGGCTAGGGAGATGTACGGATTCTCCGAAGGTGAGTTGGTCCGCGAAGAGGGCCGCTCCGGTAAGAACGTTACCGGCAGGCCCAAACTAATAGACGCCCTTAAGCGTCTAGACCGTGGCGAGGCAGACGCCCTTATTGTGACCAGGATAGATAGACTGGCCAGGAGTACAAAGGACTTCTTGGACATAGTGGATAGGGCCAACAAGAATGAGTGGAGGCTGATCCTCCTTGATCTAAACCTAGACACCTCTACATACCAAGGAAGATTTGTCGTCACAATAATGAGCGCCTTGGCCGAGATGGAACGTGGAATTATTGCAGAGCGCTCAAAGGATATCCATAAAGATCGCAGAGATAGAGGTATCGTCTGGGGCGAAGATATGGGACCGAAGATGTTTATCCCACCGCAGGTAAGGGAGCAAGTTTTGACTCATAGGGGCAGGGGAATGTCTTATCAGGCAATAGCCGACACGCTGAATATTCAGGGGTTAGTTGCTTCTAGGGGTGGAACTTGGTATGGTTCAAGTGTGAAGAATGTAATAGACGCACTTACGAAAAATGAAAAGGGACTCAATGGCGAGAAAAAAGAAGCTTAGAGAAGAAGAGATAACTGGTCCAATTAAAGATTGGACAGTATCTACTGAGATTCAGATTAACGGCAGAAACGTTACCGTCGGCACAGAGATGAAAATAAAAGGTGAGCGTGGAAGATTCAGGTTCATGAAGCACGTCACTAATGCTGACGGAGTTGAGTGGATAGACGTTTGGGGGGGACCAAAAAAGTCTGAGCACACTAGGAGTTTTAGGTTGGATAGAGTGCAGAGAGTTCACTATAGGAACACTACTGACCAAGCTCTAGCGGCAGAGTATAAGGCTAAGAAGATTGCCATAAAAGCTGAACTAGAGGAGAGTAATGAAGATCAGGATTGAGACCACTAACGGAGCAGTTGTACCTATCTATGCTCAGGATGGCGACGCGGGGGCTGACCTTGGCGCCAACGAGAACGTAGAGATTAGAGCTGGAGCGCGGAAACTTGTTAAGACTGGTATAAAGATTGCCATCCCAGACGGATACGTAGGATTGATCCACCCGCGAAGTGGCCTCGCGCTGAAGCAAGGCCTAACAGTTCTAAATGCTCCTGGAACTATTGACTCTGGATATCGTGGTGATGTTGGCGTTATCCTGTACAACACTGAGTTTAGTAAGACGGCAGTAATCAGTAAGGGTGACCGAATCGCTCAGTTGGTAATCCAAAAGGTTGAAAGAGCAAAGTTTGAAATCGTAGACGCCCTTGATGATACTGACAGAGGCGAAGGTGGATTTGGCTCCACAGGAGTTAACTAAAGATGAAAGCCCTCACCGATAAAGAGAAGAAGGCCGTAAAGCTAATCTTGTCTGCTCGGCAAGTACAACGTGCGACTGAATTTAAGATTGCTCAGGAAAAGAATAGCTCTTCTTAGCCCAACGTGATTTGCTGGGTGTAGACTTAGGGAAGATGTACCAACAAAGGAGCTAAATTGTCAGATACCTCAGAGTCACAGACCACCTCAAATAAGGTAAGGACCTTTGTTTTAGACACATCTGTTCTCCTCTCTGACCCAAAGGCAATCTTTCGCTTTGCGGAACACGAAGTTGTTCTGCCCATCGTTGTGATTAATGAGCTTGAGAAAAAGCGAAACGATGGCGAGATAGGTTATCTTTCACGTAAAGCGCTTCGACTACTAGACGACCTCAGAGATGAGCACGGAAGACTGGACTTCCCTATCCCAGTTGGAGACGGTGGAACTCTACGCGTTGAGCTCGGAAACATTGAGCCTGGCATCCTTCCCGCAGGTTTTCAATTAGGAGACAATGACTCGCGGATCTTGGCCGTAGCGGCGAATCTTAAGAGCGTAGGGTATGACGTAACCTTAGTCTCCAAAGATCTTCCGATGCGAGTAAAAGCTGCATCAATTGGACTAAATGCTGAGCAGTACCTGCACGAGCTTGCCAACGAAGAGTGGCACGGTATCTCAGAGATTGCCGTCTCTGGCGCAGACATAACTAATCTCTACGACAATGGTGAACTAGCACATGAATCCATCAAGGGTATGCCCGTCAATACTGGACTAGTACTATCTTCAGAATCTGGTGGTGCACTAGGTCGAGTCACAGACAGTGGGACCATTCGTCTAGTCAAGGGTGATCGAGAAGTCTTCGGACTACATGGACGCTCTGCTGAGCAGCGACTTGCTATCGATTCGTTGTTGGATCCGGGTATGGGTATCGTCTCGCTCGGTGGAAAAGCCGGAACCGGAAAGAGCGCCTTGGCTCTATGCGCTGGGCTCGAAGCGGTCCTTGAAAGGAAAGAGCACAAGAAGATTATGGTGTTCCGACCATTGCATGCAGTTGGCGGTCAAGAGCTTGGATACCTCCCTGGAACCGAAGCCGAGAAAATGAATCCGTGGGCGCAGGCCGTTTTCGACACGCTTGGATCGCTGGTCTCTAAAGAGGTAATTGAAGAGGTCATAGCTCGTGGCATTCTTGAAGTCCTACCACTAACTCACATTCGTGGGCGCTCACTCCACGACACCTTTGTAATCGTAGATGAAGCTCAGTCGCTAGAGAAGAATGTATTGCTGACTGTTCTATCTCGTATCGGTCAAAAGTCTAGAGTGATCCTGACGCACGACGTAGCTCAGAGGGATAACCTCCGAGTGGGCCGTCATGATGGAGTCGCCTCAGTTGTTGAGAGACTAAAGGGTCAATCGATATTTAGCCACATTACTTTGATGCGCTCCGAGCGAAGCGAGATTGCTGCGCTAGTTACTGACCTTCTAGATTACTAGATGGCCAAACGCGAAATAAAAAACGCCACTATTGACTACAGCGGAGACGCTAGGGAAACTATCTTTGGATGGTGCTCCACTGGACAACATGAGGATTGTACTGTAGAGTTCCCAGGGCATACATGTGTATGCACATGTCACGGAGAGGCCTAAAGTGGATGACCATAAACCTTTAAATAATAAACTTTGGGGAGACCCTAGGATAAATGGCCTGTTTAAAAGTCTACACTTTAGACAAGCGATCTCGGAAAATTTAGATACCGAGTATCTGGCACGCCAAAGTCAGGACCTGCACACAAAATATAATGTCAACTCTGCTGGCTACAGGTCACCTGAATTTATACCCAATCCAGACATCATTGCCATTGGGTGCTCTCAGACTTTTGGTATTGGTGTACCAGACTGGGCAGTCTGGCCTAAGAGGTTAGCAGATATGACTGGGAACTCGTATGTGAACCTTGCGTACTCGGGGGCCTCGATTGAGGCGCAAACAAGATCTGCCATAGAGTACTGCACTAAGTACGGAAAGCCCAAGTATATTGTTGCGCTTTTTCCTGACCTCTATAGGATGCTTGCCCCCGTTGTCGGTGGTGGTATGAGTATCAGAGATGCTGACAGTCGTAAGAAACAGATTATGGACAAGGGGATTGTAGATATAGCAGATATAAGTTTCCCTGACCAGGTTGAGCTGCCCGTGCTCTCTAAGCGCCCCCATGGCGTGACAGATATCCTACCCGCGGAATGGCCTCTATACTTATCGCTACAAGCAATTGCCCTACTCGAAGCATACTGCGCAGCAGCTGACATACACCTCGTATTCTCTAGCTGGAATTTAGAGTCCCTACAAGTACTATCAAGAATGGGAGTCACTGGGGGACTAATTGAGGACAGGACTCAAGAGTTTAAAGATGAAAATGGTCTATATAACAGCACGTGCCATGAAGGAGGGTTCACTGAATTTGGACCTAACTGGGTGATAGGTATGGATAACTATGAAGACAAAAAACAAATTGGACATATTGGCATTCACCGACATTTAGACTATGCTGAGATGTTCGCAGACAATTTAGAGAGAGTAGTACTCAATGCCGAGAAAAACACCTGAGCTTCAAAAAGAGTTTCAACGTAACTGGATGGCGAAGCGCAGAGCTGAGTGGATCGCGTCAAAGGGTGGAGTCTGCGCTAAGTGTGGCTCTACCGATCGTATCGAGATAGACCACATAGATAGAAGTCTAAAGACTTTAAACTTCTCAAGTATATGGTCCAGAAAAGAAGAGGTTCGTATTAAAGAGCTCGCAAACGGGCAGCTACTTTGCTACAGATGTCATAAGATTAAAACTAGAAATGAGAGAATAGACCCTAATCTTCAGCATGGAACAACTGGAATGTATAAAAGAAAGTGTCGTTGCCAGATATGTAAAGATGCAAATGCTGCAAGATGCAGACGACAGAGAGCCGCTAAAGAGGAGCGTGAGGCTAGTGAGTTTAATCTATAACTACAAAACACCTGAAAAAGATGCAGCTGGACTGTGGGCCGTAATGTCGCTCAAGGATGGAATGGTCTTTGAGGGGATAGTGATCAATGAGGCACCACATGGTATCTACCTCTCTATAGGTGGAAATCAAGATAGGCTCTCCCTATTCCCTTGGCATCAAGTTTCTAGAGTTGTGTATAAAGAAGTTTGATATTCGCTGGATAGTATGATACTGTTCTTTCTATGAAGAATACATCAGCATTTCTAGTAACAGCCCTAATACTTTCTGGATGCACCAGTGGTGCAGTAATTCAGACAAGCCCTCCGGTGGAAGAGACGAGTTCGTCATCTCCAGTAGAGAGCGCCAGCCCTAGTCAATCTTCGACCTCTACTCCAGAGTCTGATGCCCCTATTGTAGAAGAAACCTTGTCGACTACACCTACACCTGTCGACACTGCGACTAGTGGGCCAGTCCCGACTCCTACCAGTACAAAACCGCCCACCGGGGCAGACGTCCCTATTGTGAGAGAACCGCTACCTCAGCTGATACTGAGCTCCAATTCGATGAACCCCAATATCTGTAAGCTCAAAGAAAACAGTGGGCCACGCAATAAGTACGGATCTTCTGTTGCGACCAGCTTCCCTCTGGGAGCTACGACCTCTAAGACTGGTCCACGGACCGGGGTCTTCAATGTGGCGCTAGTGTTCATAGAGTGGGGTGACCTTAGGGGAACCGATGCTGACTACGAATACTGGACAAATCAAGTAGAAAAATTTGAAGACTTCTATTGGATGGTTTCCGAAGGGAAGCTAAATGTAGAAGTACATCAAGAAAAGAAGTGGTTCACGGTCGCTGACAGTTATAAGCCTTACATCACAAGTAACGACTTCTCTGGTGGGGACTGGAGGTCGACTCCTACTTTGCAGCCAAAACTTGATGACTTTGTTAGTGCTACTGACGCTGGTGTGGACTACTCCGGCATAGACATGATTATTTACGCGATACCCAGGGCTGAAGAGGTCTTTGAAACCGGCCCCCATGATTTTGGAACGAACCCTGGAACGGTCGCTAATACCCAAGAAGGAAAGATATACAACTGGATAGCTCCTGGAAGCTGGTTTATAGACAACCCAGGTCAGCCTAGTTGGGTATTCATGGCCCATGAGTTTGGGCACGTACTGGGATGGGCAGATTTCAGGGACTGGCTAGAGCAGGGTAAGCAGCCAAACAACTATCAAGCATATATTGTGAATCCCATGCATGGTTTTGAAATCATGGACAACCAAGGTGGACCTATCAGAACTATCGTGTCTTGGCTTCGATGGCTACAGGGCTGGCTCACAGATGATCAAATAACTTGCATCGATGGCGGTGCCGTTAAAGATGAACTGTATAAAGTCACACAGTTGAACAAGATCAACGGCACAGTGGAAGCGCTGGTAATAAAAACCAGTGCCACAACTGCACTAGTTGTTGAGTCCAGGAGATGGGACTCTAGATTTGATGTCCCAGTCGTGCACTCTAAGGATGGCGTGATCATCTACACAGTCGATTCTACGCTTGGCAACCATGAGGGCCCTCTAAAGCTACTAAGCCCCAGGGACATAACTAAATACCTAAAAGAGACCACAACTTACCCAGACTGGAGAACGTTAGACGCCGTGTTCTATGAGGGTGACTCTATTACGGTAGACGGGCTGACTATAAAGCTAGAACGAATGGACAGTGCTGGAGACATAATTAGGGTAAGTCGCTAGGTTGGTAGAATAGATATATGAAATTCCTACCTGCATACGCTGCATATCAAGACTCTAAACTATTTCTTGACTACTTAGAGGCTAATGGGTCAACGAAAGTTAACGAAGCATCGTCTGAGGCCCCGGCAGAGTCACCAGTTAACGAAAGACTTGGTGGCTTCGCTAAGGGTATTAGGGAATTCCATGGTAACCGCGCTCACAGTTACTCTATAGACAAGCATCAATATAAGCACACGTTGAGCCTTGACAGCTTTGAATACATCTCGGCTGGGGAGGACCTAGTAATACCCCCTACCACAGCATGGGTGGGGATTATCTATCTAGACACCCTGGGAGAAGAGTACCAAGGACTGCCTGACATTTTTGGAGACCTAGAGATCTCGCCGGGGGCTGGCGATGTAATGGTGTTTCCCGCAGACGTAGAGAAGTTCTTTGGCGGAGCTGCTAGAAAGTTTGCCATGTACTGGAAGGCAGACTAGTGCACTTTCCTCCAGTGCTAATTGAAGATGCCTTCACCAACGAAGAGCAGCAAGCTCTTGCAGACGTAGTTCACGTCGAGTACGTTCCTTTCAGGGACGAGAGAAACAATAGGGACTTAGCGAAATTCAAAGCACTAAAAGAGTTCAGCGAAAAGCTAGAACCCCTGGCAAGAAAGATCTTTAACGACCCTACGCTCAAAAGTACCTACAGAGTGTACATCGACTACAACGATGAGGACTCGACTCTTAATATGCATAAAGACCAAAACGCTTGTGTGTACACCATAGACTACTGCGTCTCTGCGGAAACTGATTGGCCACTTATAGTCGAAGGTGAAGAGTACAGCTTTAAGCCTGGACAGGCGCTAGCATTTATGGGAGGCGAAGACCTCCACGGCAGAAACCCCAAAGGCGCGGGCCGCGTCGAGAACATAATGTTCCACTTCTGCCCCGAGGATCATTGGTGGTTCACGGAAGGACCTGACCACATAGAAGTTTTGAAGGAAGCTGGAAAGCTAACTATTTACTAGTAGAGTCCCCGCGTGTGAGCTCTCCAGTAAGAGGGTGGAAACTTTGCCATCATTGTCTCTACCTCTTCAGTGTTCTGATATAGGAGTAGGTAGTGATTGCAAGCATCGACGTCCTCAGGCATTCCATCATGGGTACGACATATTGGTGAAGAGTTCCAGCTCCTAGACAAGCCGTATTCAATCCACTCATCGAATGACATCTCTTCTCTACCGGGTTCTGCTTCCATGTTAGAATTCTATCGTGTATAAGCCTGAGCTAATTAAGAACCTCTTCAGTCAAGAAGACATTGATAGATTGAGGGCAGAGATCCTAGATGGATCTGAGCTGAAGCGTGACGACTACGATGAAGTCTGTAATCGGTCAGTCATAGAGCACCATCTCTTAGACTCTTACTTTAGCCGTAAAGCTCTAGATGATGTAAGAAGAATCTACGAGGATGAATCCATAGAGCCCACCATATGCATCTACTCTAAATATGATAGCCCCGACTCTTTTCTGCCTGAACACGTGGACAGGAACGCCTGCGAGTTCAACATCTCTTATGTAGTATCTCAGCAGGAGCCTTGGCCTATAATCATAAACGGCACTAAGTACTATCTAGAAGTGGGAGACGCCATTACTTATCATGGCACCAACTCTCGACACAGTAGGGGAGAGCTTCAAGAAACTAGCAATACTGAAGTAGAGATGTTAATATTCCACTACGTCTCCGGCTCCCATTGGTTCTTTAACCACTGCGACGACTTCTACCCGGACAGTGAGCTGTAATGCAAATAGCAATGCTTGGGTTTGGTAAAGTCTGCAGAAGTGTCACCAACAAGATAAAAGAGTTCCCAGAGTTTGGGAGAGGTGGCAAAGTTCAGATCTATGCTATTCACACTAAGCGTCACTCATTAAGTTATGGACCTGACCTTGCCGTTGAGATTCCCGACCCACATGATGATGGGCTTAGGACTTACAAAGATGGGTACCAAGCTACAGATAATTACTACACATCCGTCACTAACTATGAGGACTGGATATTGGGTGAGCTAGCAAAGGGTGCAATAGACACCGTAATCAACTGCATCCCGTACAGTGACGACTCTCTTCAGATGTTACACAGGTTCTTGGACGCAGCTCCCGAGCACACGAAGTTCTACCTGATAGGTAAGCCGGAACAGAGTGAGCAGGAACTTTTAATATCTGAGGTTGCTGAGCTGAAGAGCTTGCGTATAGCTTTTGTGGAAGATGAAACTAATAGCGTGGACGGGATCTCCGAAGTACTAGTAAATGAGCTGCGAAAAGATTTGAATGGTGGGCTGCCCTGGGAGAAAGTAATCCGTAGTGAAAAGTTCTGGGAAGACGCAGAACAAAAGTACGAAGCCGCACGGCACCAGATGGCTGCGCTACACGTCATGAAAAGAACGGAAGCTGTAGCAGAACGACTAAGTGAGATGCCCGCCGGCAGAACTTCGAATGGAGCTTGTAACATATCTAGTCCTATAACTGAAGCAGACCTAGAGTCTATACAGAGATTTGTAGTGAACGGTGAGGGATCCTTTGAGCGCAATGAGTGGTATGACACCGATAGGAAGTGTCTTGTCGTGGAGCATGAGATGCTTAATTGGTTTTTTGGCCCCTTCTGCTTTGAGGATGCGGCCACGCAAGAGTTTCTGGAGCCTCTGCTGAGAACCACTAGTGCTAGGTACTACAAGTATGACTCTGCGGATAGCTATGTTGAAGCGCACGTTGAAGCGCCTTCGTGTGGTTACGTTATAGATTACGTCATTTCTGGGGACATGCCTTGGCATCTCAATGTTTCAGGTGCGCCTCCCCAGGGTGTAGGAGTGCTAGAGGGAGTAGCTTACAAGTCTGGGCTAACAAGTAGAGCCCCTCTTGGGGTTGCGACAAGTCCTGTAGAATTGCTGGTAATACATTTTGCTAAAACAGTAAACGGGAAAGTACCTAACTGTACGTGCTATCAGGAGGATAAATAATGTTAATGAGTATTCTAGTACTTGGCTATGGACCCGCTGCCCAGGAGTTTGTCAAAGGCATTAAGGCGAGTAAGTTCTACAAAACTACAGACTTAGACGTCGACAAGGCTAGGATACATGTTGTCCAAGTAGAAGACAATAGTGACCCGAAATACTCTGACCTCACTACGGTTCATGAAATGGCAGATGGAAATGTCTTGAGGGTGATAAAAGATGGCACCGAACTAACCCCTAATGAAACACCGTTTGGTGATGACGTGTACTGGCTACTAGAATCAGACGGTCACGACACTGTAGTAGAACTTGAAGAAGGCGACACAAAATGGCTTGAAGAGCTTCTGCCAAAGTTGGCAAAACGTGGATATAGCATCCACCTAACTAACCCAGATTTGGTATTGAAGATGCAGGCCAAGCTTGAGGAGGCCACCGCAGCGGGTGCTACTGAGACTGGCAGGCGTACTTCGCTAGTAACTCACAGTGTCTCTACGGTGCTGCCTAACATCCAAGATCTATTGCTCGATATTTGGCAGTCAAAAAGGCAAGCAACCTCGGTTTCGGCGGCTGATGAAATAGCAATCTCTAAAGAAGGCGAGCCTTGTGGCACCGAAGACTCAGTTCCTTGGAATAATCTGTAAACCTGTAGTAGGATAGCACCATGAGTATAAATGATTGGGACTACGTATCCGAAGGTGTGACTGAAGAGGATCTTGGGATCTTCACGCTAAGCCTATCCAAGGTCTTAGATAAAAAGGGTGAAGCATACCGTGCGATAGACGCGCTTATTGACTCGGCTGGGGAATCCTGGTTTGAGATGGGAGAGAACCTGGAAAGAAAGAGGGTTCTAGATATACTTGACACTTTTGAGCATACCCTGGTAGACTCTGAAGAAGACGCTAAAATGGCGCTACACGTTCTTAGAGAAATGATTTCCAATGCTACGCAAGAAACCGCCGAAGGAACCGAAGGTTACATACCTTCCTAGACCTGCCCGCTCTTATAGGCCTGAATCTTGTCCGGGCCACAAATTTCTTACAGAGACTGAAGGTCTAGTCGATATGGCACTGTCCTATGAAGTTAATGATAATTCAGTGTGCTTTAATTGTGGGTTTTACTTTTCGACGTGGGTGTGGTACTCTAATAAAATAACAACAACGTACAGAAAGGGTATTGATAATGAGGCCGGACAGGTTATTACGTTTCTTGCAAATCAAATTGCAAAAATTGATGATGAAATCCCAGCGGGCTGGGGAGACCATCTCCTGGGCAAACTACGAGATAGAAGAAAGAAGCAAAAAAATAATGACAGATACTAATCACGAATACACTATGGAACAGATTGCAGATATCTACTCTAAGCTGGAGGTCTCAAAACTTCTAATAAGTATGGGCACAGATATCGCCAAGCAAGTTGAAACTGACATTAAATTCTATAGGATGACTAATGACTCAGATAAATAGGACTAAGGGCCCTCTGGTATCAATCAGTGATGCTGCAAAGATGGGAGGTATCAGTCAAGAAACTATAAGAAAATACGTCAAGCAAGGCATACTGGAGACAGAATTTGACGGAGGGATGATCTACTATCGTGAACTACTTAAGGCATCCTGGGAGACAAAACAACGCCACATGACTAGTAATGCTGGTGACAATAATTACAGGAGGCAACAAAATGATGTCTGAGTGTGAGCTACACGACTGGGCATTCGGTACAGATGACGATATAGGATGCCCCGTATGTTACGGAATCTCTATAGAGCGTAAACGGATTATTGATCTAATGTATGTGAAAGCTGCTAATCGTAATATCTTTGAGGCCCTAGAGCATCCGTACTCTGCGAAAGAGCTAGAGGATATGATCAGGGAGGGACAAGATGACTAAGCAAAACGATTACCTAGGCTCACTTGATCCGGATGAGTTCCAGGCGGAGGAAGATTTCTTAAACAACCACTGGGCCAACGACATGCTAGATGCACCTCACGCTTTGATTGCGGTTATAGAAACCAAGATAGCTAGAGCGGTAATTGCAGAGCGTAACCAAATCTACAAAGAGATTGATAAGCACTTTCGGCTATTTGACGGAGAATCAATTTCGCACAAAATCAGCGAAGCGGAGCTTATAACGTTGATAAATGAGGCACTACACGACTAAGCAAGCGTTCGGAAATCCCGAACAGTTCAAGTTGTACAAGATGTACAAGTCAGCAAAATGTCACACTAAACGCCGATTTGTCCTGCATACTTTGCACCTAAATACCATTTATGTCCAAACTATAGCGAAAACGGTAGTGTTGTGACAGTCCACTAAAGTGGACAAGCTTCCACTAAAGTGGACGGAACTGTTACTGCAAAAGCGCCTTAGTAACACTTTGATAGAAACTGTTAGTAAGAAGAAGATAATAATGACTGATCAAGAGCAGAAAGACTACGAGCTGGGCATCCAAGAAGAGCGTAAACGCATACTTGACATATTAATAGCAAACTGCAATACTTATCACACAGCGTTAATGGGTTGTGAGTGTTCAGTGCAGATTGAACTTATAAGCTAAAACGCAAATAATCATTTTTAACTATAAGGAGAAAAATGAGCTTCCTATATATAGGACTAGATGGAGAGATGTCCTCCAGTGAGCTGGCTGAAGGCGGTAAGCTGATTCAGATTGGCCTGTTCACTCAGGACGGGTACCAACTCTCTATGAAGATAAATCCAGGTGAGTGCCAGTGGTCAGAGCGCGCCTTTGAGGTTCACGGCATAACACTAGAGTCTTTACAAAGTGCGCCTCTGCCAGATGAGGTTGACAGTCAAGTTTACGATTGGTTGATTGCAATAGGAGTAGATACTAACAGCAGGGGTAAAACTATCCCTGTCGGGTTTAACGTTGGCGCATTTGACATGCCCTTTGTGAAGGACTCTCTACCTAAAAGCTACTCGCTTTTCTCAAGAAGAACTGTTGACCTAAACGCACTCTGCTTCGCTCTGGACTATAAAGAGGAGAACGGGATGCCCGTAAAGGCCGCGACTTGGAAGAAACGCGCGAAGGCTTATGCCATTGAAAAGATTGGTACAGAAAATCAGCACGATGCTGGTTGGGATGCAGAGATGCACTATTATTGCTTTGAATACCTGAAGGGAGTAATCGGTGCCACTACACGTTCAGATTAGAGTAAATCGGACTCTTCTCAGTGAGATACATATCACTAGGGCGAAAGGTGGCACCGACCCCGACGATGTGAATACTTACATTGCTACTATTGGTGAAGATCCTACTTATCTTGACATTTATGAGCAAGAAGGAGTATACTACAAACATCGCTATGGTGATGGTGCAGAGGTTTGCGTTAGGAAAGCACTCGAAGCACTTAAACCATCTATAAAAACATAAAAGCTAGCATCCGTAAAAACATGGAAATGAGGTCAAAATGATTAAGTTTAGAAGATACAAAGACTCTGACTCGTTAGGGACTAAGTATGTGTTTGGTATAGACCTTTACGATATGAAGACTCAGCCAACACTGGACATTATTATTGGCAAGTGGGTGTTCGTATTCTTCTGTGACAGGAAGACCAGATGATAATCACAACTGAGTCTGGGGCTGTCTATGATCTAACTAACGGTTATTGCATACGCAATGGCCAGTTCGAATTTAGGTATTGGTGGATCTATTGTTTTGACTCTGAGGAAGACATGCCTATGTCCGGAGTACCTCAACCGTATGCAAGTGAAGATGCTGAAAAAAGACTTCCAATTCAAATTGGTAAGCGCATGTACCTAGGCGGCAAAGACGGCTGGAGGATCTCGACTAAGATAGTTTCAATAGAGGAGGCCCAAAGTGAGGCATAAAATGGTCACGACTGAATCGAGGGGTTAGCAATGCTAGACAAAGAATCTCAGAAGCAAAGTCTTGAGCAGAACAGTCTCAGCTCTAGCATCCTACCCGGCAATGCAACTGACTCTGTAGGGATGTTCGAATTTAGCGTATATGACATGACGGGCAGGGTAAGGACCATTGCCGCGGACTCGGGCGACCGGACTCATGACTATTCTGATGTGAACTCTATGGGGTACAGGTCAGACGAACTTAAGCAAGCAGACCTGATAACAATTGGATGTTCGCAAACTTTTGGTATTGGAGTGTGTCTAGAGAACACATGGGGTGCAGTCCTGTCTAGGGAACTTAATATGTCTCATGCGAACTTATCCTTTATGGGATGGTCTCTAATTACAGGTATAACAGCTGCTTATGCACACGCTAGAGAGCATGGTGCGCCTAAAGTGATTGCAATACTTTCCCCGGACTTCTACAGAATTAGTTGGAACTCAAACAGTAAGATTCACACTAGTAGTCAGGACAACAGTAGAGATAATAAAGAAAAAGTTGAGATTTCGGATCAGCACTTAACTGGAATCCAAGGCAGAGACCTTCCTAACTACTCTAAAGCTCCGCACTTAATTCAGGACATCATACCCCCCGAAGTGTCTTACTATCAAAACTTCTGGGCCCTTAACTCTTTCGTTGAATACTGCAGATTAGCCAATATTAAATTAGTAGTTCAGACCTGGGAGCATAGGCTAGAATCTGTTCTCTCAGCTTTTGATCTACTCAAAGAGGTATACGTACCTAGAGACCACGACTCCACTAAGAGCTGCACTGTTGACCATCCTTATGGTAACATGGACCATCCTCACGAGATCTCTAACGGTACTGACATATATGGCAGAACTAGCCCACATATGGGGGCTCATGAGCACTGGCATGTCGCTACAGAGATGGCAGAATTTCTAAAGAAAGCGTAGGACACAAGATGGGAGACTTTATGAGAGAACTATTTGGAAGTGCTTGGCCGTACTATTTGGCATTTGCTGGACTTTTGGTATGGTGGGTTGGAGCCAACCTCTGGCGCAAATAATGAACAACACTTCTTTTTCACGTATGAAGTCAATCTACAGGGGTTGGAAAGAAAGATATGCGCCTGAGTTTATAGAGGGTGCTGAGGAAAACTTCCTGCTAGTTAAAGCTATGGATCAAAAAATGGTCTGGACTGCACACTCTACTTGTGATAGTGAGCAACTAACTCCTGGGGCTCACTGGTTTAATAACAGCTGTTGCTGGGATACCTTTGGTTGGTACGTCAGTGAAACTCCTTGGACTGATAAAGAATTCTACATATCCACTTCTTGGGCTGGCTTCTGCACTGAGTGCAATGAAGATGGAGAAGGAGCAGAGATTGATCCTGAGTGCACTACATGCGAGGGAGAAGGCACTATAACGGAGTACATAGACTAAGCTGAGATTATGCCTAGTAAAGAGATTACCGCGGATGCCATTGTAATTGGTGCTGGATTTGTCGGGGTGAGGGCGGCCATCGAGCTAAGGGGGAGTGGCTACTCTAAAGTAATAGTATTGGAAAAAGAGTCACTACCGTTCTCTAGGGCATCTACATACAACCAGTTCAGGGTCCACAGAGGGTACCACTATCCACGAAGTTTAGAGACAGCTCGGCAGTCGGCCTTGAGCTACCAAAAGTTTATAGAAGAGTATGAACCCGCAATAATAAAAGGCACTAATAGCTACTACGCGGTGGCCGGCGACTCGAAAGTCAATGCCAAGGCATTTACTAAGCACTGCGCAGAAGTGGGCATACCTCTAGTTGATGCCACTCGCTCACAAAAGGATCACTTTAATCTAGAAATGATTGAAGCTGTGTTTGAAGTAGAAGAGTCTTTCTTCAATCCTAATGTGGTCGGAACAATACTGGCTGAAGAGGCCGCCCAATTGGGGATAGAGATTATTTGTAACACAAAAGTCTTAGAAGTTATAGACCATCCTGACTATCTCACGGTCAATGCTGATAACCTTAAGGCTTCAGCGGATGTGGTTGTTAATGCATCCTACGCTGGTATCAACCACATAGGTGGCTATGTACCTAGTTTCTCTAATGAGATTAAATACCAAGTAGCAGAGATCACTCACGTTAAAGCGGCTCCTAACTATAAGAATCAAGCTTTCACCATTGTGGACGGCCCTTACGTGTCACTAACTCCTCGGTATAACACTAAGTATCATAACCTGTCGCATGTTACGTTAACCCCAAGAGAAGAGTTATTTGACACTGGTGCAGGAGAAGCTCTTGAAATTGGCAGGTACCACTCTCGTGCAAAAGATATGATTAGAGAAGCAACTAAGTACATGCCAGATCTTGGTACAGCTCACCCAACTGGTTCGCACTATGAGGTCAAAGCAATCCTTACTGAGAACTCAAGTGATGATGGCAGGCCAATGACTATCAAGAATTTAGACAATCGTAGCTTCTCTATTTTGGGCGGAAAAATTGATGTAATCTCCACTGGGCTCTCCTTGCTGTCTGACCAGTTGCGAGATGGTGGTAGACTATAACTCGCCAACCTATAAGGAGAGATATGAAGGTACTAATTAATCGCTGCCCGCACGGGTTCACACTGTCCGAAGCTCAGAAAGAGCTCTTCCCGGAACTAGCAGCCAACCCAGGCATGCAGGTCAGCGACGTTAACCGCACTGACCAAAGGCTTATTGCATCATTTGAAGCTGGAGACAATCGTGGCGATGGTGGCTCAACGCTAACTATCGTAGAAATCCCGGAGGGTGCAAGTTTCAAAGTAGCACCTCGTGGTGGCTACGAAGAGCTAGCTTGGACCACTGGAGAATTGAACGTTATCTAATGAAAAACACGTACGAAGAAGGATCAGCTGAGCACACTGCTTTTGAGCAAGGTTCTTTAGCTGAACGTACTCGTCTTCTTAAGGTGATAAATAAATACCATACAACTTTCTGTCAGGGCGAACTTTCGGAGCATGACGACTGCACAAAGACAATGCAAATTCGCTATCTGTATGAGTTTGCAACTGAGTCTAGAACGCTTAAGTAGTCTAAGTGTGTCCAATAAGAACATAGCAATAGATAAAAATGGCGTTACTGTGTCATTCTCGGGTAGGTTTAAAGATGCCATCTTCTCCAAGAAGGTGACCAAGCAGAATTTTCCAGGCAGACTAATATCTAGCTTTCTTGATGGTCACAATACTTACGAGATAAATACTCATGGGTACCGTGGACCTGAATTCACTGAAGGTGTAGGCATACTAGCTGCGGGCTGCTCACAGACCTTCGGGATCGGTGTTCCAGAAAATGGAACGTGGCCGCACTTGATGGCGAAGAGTAGTGGGCTGTCTTACGCAAACCTGTCCTACCCCTCTGCTTCAATTGAGTGGATCGTAGAGTCTGTGTATAGGTACTGCGATGAGTTCGGCAGCCCTAAAAACATTTTTTGCTACTTCCCTGACCTGTTCAGGTCTGAGGAGGTCATCAACTTAGCGATCAACGATGTAACTAATAGAGACATCGGTGACTTCCCAAACGGGAGAACAGATGGAGACCAGAAAAAAGCGCTCATAATGTTTTCGGATCTGGACCTAAATTTGAAACAAAGAGCTAGAGTGTCTAAACGACCATACCCGATAGATTCAACAACTCCCCCAGAATCTCCAGTTGTGCGATCAATAAAAAGTATTAGAGGCCTAGAGCGATATTGTAAAGCCGCAGGGATTCACCTGAAATGGTCTGGCTGGACGGATGATTTAACCCAACTGATTGAAAACTACGGCGAAGAACTAGACTTTGACAACTATCTTTTAATGGAAAGTGCCCATAACTGGAGGAGCTCTTTCGGGGATGGGCTGGATTACACGTCAACTAATCCAGAGGACTTGAAGGACTACAGACTTTTGCACAATAATACTAGTAACGAATCAATTAATAGATTTGGTTGCACGGATGCAATGGCAGAAGTTGGGAAATGCACTTGCTACTCTGACTGCCACTACGAATTTGAGGAAGACTTCCCTGAGTCATTCCAGCTTGGTACTGATAGATTTAGAAATGGTCCTGCAACAGGTGCCCATTTAGGGGTGCACCGACACATGCACGTTGCCGATGAATTTTTGGAGAGTCTAAATGGAGCATGAAATTTTCCTACAGTCTCATGGTTCGTACTTATATGTTAACCCTAGAGTCGCAAGTTATATCTATGGAGTGGGTGTGCATAGACTAAATGATACCGGGCAGACGCAACTCTACCCAAAAAATGACCCCGATCAGGAGTACAAGATAAACTCCTTGGGGTACAGGTCAAAAGAATTTAAGAGAGGGACGCCACTACTAGTGGCCGGGTGCTCATATACATATGGAGCTGGACTGCCAGAAGATGCTACATGGGGAGCGCAGTTAGCCGAGAAGCTAGACCTAGAGTACTCAAACCTGTCGCAATATGGGGCATCAATACCCTGGATTGTAGGGAATGTTCTTGCCTACTGTAGGGAATTTGGTAATCCAGAGCACATTGTTTGTGGATTCCCTAACCTGCTAAGAGGTCTGGTGGTGACAGATCAAAGGACCACCACTGCCTACCAAGATGGATCAGGCTACGTACCTCAATACCAAAATGATGTGCGGTCATACCTTATCAATGAGATAGACTCAAGCAAGAGGCCGAGAATTTCTAAGCGCCCCCACGAGGCAAGCGATGTCCTGACGCCCGAAACGGCTGTACTTTATGGAATTGATTACATAAGAATGCTTGAGCAGTACTGCGATGCTGCGGGAATTAACTTAATCTGGTCAATGCTTGAGGGGAGTGCAGACGAACATATAAGGGGTCTTCCAGAAAAGTATAGTTTTAATTACTATGCGGACCTATCTCTTAGGGAGTTTAACCGCCACACTGAGGATACTTCTGAGTGGGGATTCTACCATAATGATGAGTTCCCTGACAAGGTTGGGGAAGTCTGCCACCAAGAAGAGCTCGAACGGTGGGGCCGGTATAGCTGGCTCCTGGGAACAGACAGAGGGTATGGCAAAGTATCTGCCCATCCTGGCGTTCATACAAGTGTTCATTGGGCAGATGGGTTCTATAAAGAATTCATGAGAAGACAGGAGCAGGGTTAGATGACTGAGCAACCAAAATGGTTTGAAGATGGCGGGCAACCAGAAGAAGACAGATTTGCTGATGGGTTTAAAGATGGATTTGGCAGGGCTAGAGAGATCTTCTGGCGAGACTTTATGCGCAAGGCAGGAGACGCTCGACTAATGTCAGAGCAGATCCGCGAGCTAAACCCCTTGAAAGCGGACGAGTTTGCGCTTACGGACGCTATCTATCGAAGTGTTGCAGATAATATCGCGCGGTCCCACAACTTGTACCCTGGTGCCATTGCAGGAGACGAAGCTCTAGAAGGACCTATCGGTAGAGGATTCACTGTCAACTACGACCACCTATACAGGTATTAGGCAAGTGTTATTCTATGGTTGAAGAACCCCGTCTTTACAGATTTGAAGCTTACACTTCAGGCAAAATTATTATTGAGTGGGCCTGGCTTATGCTGGGTGAACTGCAGTCTTACTTGATCAATCAAGCTAACCCCGGCGCTTCCATATATCGAAGAGCAACCAAAGACGAAGAGCAACTCTATGATGATGCCTATGAAGACGGCTACCATATGGCAACGATACAAGAGGTTGTAGACAATAGTAATGGACTAACCTACAGGGTTGAGTTCAATAAAGATGCCAAGGGGGACCTGGATGTAAATGGCCTAGTGGGCCACAAGATGTTCGAGTGCGCGACTTGCGGGAAACATAAAGATCTAGACACTGAGGTTGCGATTATTGAGGCTGGCCCTTGGTATCTTGCAACTTTAAAGAACGATGTGCTATGGTTTAACTGCTACGACTGCACGTCTTTGGGTGTCGATATCTCTCAGATAGAGTTGGAAGTCGACATAGATTGGGATAGTAATGAAGTTCCGGACGAGGGTGAGCAAGGATCCAGTTGAGTGAACTTGGTCTAGACTGGGGCCAATCTGCCGCCCCCCCTCCTAAACAGAGCAAGGCCATGAAGGCCAAAGCTGCAGTAAACGTTTCTATTTTTACTATGGATAAACATAAGTGTGAGGCAGCACATAAAACGCCTGCTACTTTTATTAAGTGTGCACTACGTGTTTATAGGAAAAACGTCGCCGACAGACTCGCCTTGCCGTCAATAGATGTTAAGGGCTCCGGCCCTTGGGCAACTACCCATACTAGCGAAAGTGACAGCTACTACTCACACACTGGGGAGTATGATCTAGACCATCAGCACGAACTTCTAGACGTCACCCTATTCGAGACTTTAGAGGAAGCAGCCGAGTGGCAGAAGTTTCAAGTAAAATTCTGTAAAAGCTCTACTGGTTGTAGTGATGATTGCAATAGTATCGGAATGCATGGATATGTGACTAAGATAGTACTATGAATGAAAATAAAGTGAATTTAGACGAATTTAGAAAAGTGGCCCATGAGTTCTACCAACATGGTGAAGACGTACTTGTAAAGAAACAATCGGACTACGGACCGAAAAATATCTCCATGTCACCCGGCGGACCCCTTAATGGGCTCAGAGTTCGCATGCACGACAAGCTTTCTCGCATAAATAACCTAATTGACAGCGGAGTTGAGCCAGAAAACGAAAGTTTAGCCGACTCCTTCCTTGATCTTGCGAACTATAGCATCATTGCAATGATGGTGATAGAGGGAAAATGGCCAAAAGAGTGAAGAAATAACATCCTCTAGCGTTTGGTAGGCTATAGACATTAAACCGTCGAAAGGCTACAGTATGACATCACACCCTCCAATGTTCTCGTCTGATAAAAAAGAGCAAAAGAAATGGGACGACGGCTTTAAGGCCGGAATAGCAGAAGTCCTCCATGAACTTGAATCTTCCGTAGAGGTTGCAGATCTTGAATCACCAGCCACTGCGTGGGTGCAAGAGCTATCCCAGAAGCTCAGTAAAAAATACGTTTAATAGGGTGTGGCTTCTACTGATAAAATTAGTAGATGGGTACACCTATTACAGATTCTGACATTCCTTCGCTTGAAGGCCGGTTTGTCCACTTCGCTAATCCTAAATTCACAGGTGATGCTCCTTGCATTAGAGCTAAGGTCACCCATGTTGATGCATCAAATAACCCTAAAGTCCTGTATGTACAGCCTCGTGGGGTAGGATACTCTATAAGAGTAGACATAAATTGCTACAACACAGCAGAGAAAGTAGAAGTCGATGAACTCCATACGAGCCACTGAAAAGCAAATGCGGAACCTACAGAAGCAACGTCATGCTTATGATATTCAGGTAATGGTACTCTCTAATCCTCTGTTTAAAAACCTGGGAAAGCGTGACCAGAAGAATCTAGTTAAGCTGATCTACAAAGCTGAGATGATGGAGATGTTCATGCGCGACAGTCAGATTGTGCACATTAATGACTCGTTTGATCAGATTGTAGAAGACGTAGCCAACATGCTGAACGAAGGGTATGAAGGCGACGAAGACGGTGAAGAAGAGCAGCGCTAATCTTTGGTAAAAAGATAACCCCCTATATCATTTCTGATTTAGGGGGTTCCTTTTTTATTTTGATCTAGTAAGCAGAATCTGGCTGTCCACCCTCATAGGTGACAGTGAAGTTTTCCTCTGAAGGAGAACCACCTGAAACCGTTGTAGAAAAGGCGTCAGTTGTTGGAGTGCCGCTATCCCCACCGATTAGACCAAAATCTGCAAGTATATTGAATACAGTAGATGCATCAGCTTGCGGTGCCCAGTCGGTGCCGTTAAACATAAAGATAGCGTTTAAGTCAGACCTATAGAAAAGTTCGCCCTCAGAAGCCACCCCTGGATTTACTGAACCAGAAGGTAGACCTACAGGGGTTAGAAATTTCTTTGCCATAGTCTAGTATTTATCGTTATCTAGAGCAGTAACGAGCGCCTGTAGGGTTTCAGGGCTCCAGGTGCCGTCTGTCTTACCTTTATACGTTCCTGCAGCCTTCAGGAGGCGCTGTAGGGCTGTGTGGGTCAAAGGACCTGGTTTACCATCTATAGGGCCATCATAGCCAAACGACTGTACACTGAGCTGCATTGCCTTATAAGTGTTCTTACCTGGCACTCCATCGGTTGGACCCGTGTAGCCAGACTTGCCTAGAGCCTTCTGGTACTTAGCCCAGTCTGCTTTAGGTAGACCGTTAGCGTATGGGGACTTAGGTGCTGGTGTTGGGGCTACCACCTTAGGCTTTGGGGCAACTACTTTTGGCGTAGGCTTAGGCGTAGGCTTAGGCTTAGGGACAGGCTTTGGTGTTGGCTTAGGCGCAGGTATCGCATTCGCTACCTCTTTGAGGCTAAGTCTTGGCGTAGGTGCTGGTGTCACCACTGGCTTAGGTGCTGGCTTTGCCTTAGGCTTAGGTGCTGGCTTAGGCTTAACGACTGCTTTAGGCTCAGGGTTTGGTACCTTTGGGGCTAGAACGTGAATGATAGCTGGAGCGGTAACATAGATTACCTGGGGCTCATCCTCAACAGATTGCACAACCTCTGGTACCACTTCTGGTACCACTTCTGCAGCCACTGGTTCTGGTGCAGTTAGAGTCTCTTCAGAAACTACAACATCATAGACCTCTACGGTAATCTTGTGAGAGTCTGTAAGAGTGATGCCCTTGTTGATCTCGTCAGACTTTTTCACTGTCTTGTAGTAAACGCTTGCGTCATCTTTGCGGATGCGAACGTTGGACCCTATCGGTGCTCCTGTAACTGTCACGACAACATTGCTGTTCTTAGGTGTGTAGAGTACGTCTACATCGTCCTGTATGTTCTCGTGGATCTCGCTTAAGATTAGCTGTTTAATGTCAGACTTCTCTGAAGTGGTTCCGAAGACGCTCTTTAGTGTCTTACCAGCTGTCGCGTGGAGGTGAACGCCAGAACTGGCTGCTCCACTGTTTCCCATTGTTAGACCGTGTGAAGTATCGCCAGCAACTAGTGTGTCGCCAACTTCTACCTTAACCGCTAGGGATCCGTTGTGACCACCTTTGCAGTTAGTTCCGTGCATGTTGCACTTTAAATGGCAGTAACCAAGATACCAGATAGTACCGTCTTTATCCATTGCAGTTTGAACTACAACCCAGCCCAAGATGTTACTGAACTGTATAAGCTGAACTGTTCCGTCCGCAATGGCTGGAATAAGAGTGATTCCGCTTCGTGAACCTCTAGGGGCCCAATCGGTTCCGGAGTGTGGCTGATATCCTCGGAGACGTCGGAATTCCGACATTGTTCCGAACTCGCCAGTGATGGTGCTCTCTGGGAATGGCATTACCCAAGTCATAATGCTCCTTACATAATTGATGGAGTTGCAGTACTATTTTACCGCGGATGTAGATGTTCGAGTTTGGCCTTGGCTGCCTCGTGAGAGTAACGAATCATTCCAGGATACATGAATCGTCTGAGATCGCGATAATAGTTCTCGTGCCAATGTTTGGGATGCATGTGAACGCACCACTCTCTGGCCGCAACGCAGTTTCTATTGCGTATAACTTTGGCGTCACTTTCCAAGAAATACCTAAAGTAGAGGGTTAGCCTTCTCATTAAAAAAGTTTATCATCGTTTGGTGCTTGGTGAGTTTGATGTGTGCTACTATTATGGGCTCTCGAATGGCAGGTAAAAGAATAACAGAAAAAGTGGCAATTTGTGCACCATGTATGTGTATAATATAACTGCTGCAAGGTTTTTCGTTCTCCCTTGTAGCTTTTGTTGATTGGTAGAACTGCTTAGCATGGGCAGTAAACGGTCCGAGGGTTTTTTCGTAATTTCCCCTCGGGCCGTTTTTTATCTTTGGTGGTTGACACGATTAGATTAAAACAGTAGTGTTCTATCTATGATAAAAAACAGAGAAGAATATAACGAGTACATGCGAAGCTATATGCGTGGCTACTCTAAGGAAAGAAGACTAGAGCATAGAACAAAGATCATGGCTCTACTGGGAAACGTATGTGCTTGTGGCTCCACGACTAATCTGGGCATGAGTCCTGGAGATGATGCGGACGTTAACTTTGACATCTCGAAGAAACTTTCAAGCGCCCCTCTTAGCAAGCTGATGGTACAAAGTAAAACCTACCGTATTAGATGTGGGAAGTGCCGAGCTAAAGACTTCGGTGTTGAGCACGGTGGTGGAGCCTCTGGTAAGAGGAACTGCATCTGTGAACCTTGTAAAGCTCGTAAGGCAGAATACATGATAGCTAGAGGAATTAAATACAGAGCTGTACGAGACGCTAAACGAAAAAGCGATAGACTACTAAAGCAAAATGAATCGAATAAATCGAATGAATCGAAAGGAGAGAACAAATGATTGAACTAACCTGGAGTTGGTTTGCATTCTTCATGGGAGTGCTGGCAACAGTATCCATTGGTTTTTGGGTACTGATCTTTTTTGCCTTCAAGCAGTGGAAAAAGTCAAAGTCATTGGAAGGACCTAGTGATGCTTTTTCAAAAATGATGGGCGACTGGGACTACAAGAGTAATAAACCTAATAGCCTTTAAGCTCCACTTCTGGCTAAAACTAATCGCGGATACCAGCAGTTATACTAAACGTATGACTAGCTGGTATTTTGCATTCTTAATGATAATAGTTGTCTGGGCGCTTGGGGTGATTGGGTTTTCAATCTGGATATTCCGGAAGGTGATCCCGGACGTAAAGAGCCTATTTCTGGAAAGCGACCTGACTGAAGAAGAGAAGCAGATCCTAATGATTAAAGCTATGTTCCCGCCGAAGTTCAACCGTTAACCGCTAAAACTTTAATCTTCGTAAGAGTCTTGCTCTACTTCTTCTTCACCCCAGGCGTAAACCCTGACGGTTTGATATAAATCTATAACTTCTCCAACCAACTTCTCTGTGGCTATCAGAAGGTCAGCCTTTTGTTCTGAGTCAGTGGGCTGGTCAATCTCTAAATGAATCTCTTGGACCGCGTACGCGCAGAGGTCTAACCGTCTTAGCGCTGTGGCTAGGGCGGTTTTAGTGTTGCCTCCGGTTGTGTTTGGTAGTTCCATGTGACAAGTGTATATGTTTTTTAGAGCGGGGATTGGTTAGTGGGGGCAATCGACTTAATGACTCCAATAGTCCAAAAGCGACTATTTGTCCCTGGGCAGTGAGAAGTTGAGAAATAGACCGTCCTATTATTATCAGTAAACGAAGAAGGTAGAGAGGGAGTTTTTGATAATAGATGGAGGGAAAGGTAGGGAAGGTAAAAGGGGGTGTTTTTTAGTTTCTTGATAATAGAATTTTGTTTTATTATCAAAGAACAGAGTCTTGTTGAATGTTTTTTATGATAATAGCACTTAATACTTACTATGTTAAGTGTTATGACTACTAAAAATAGTACTACGCGTGACGCATGTGTGTATGGGTGGGGTGAATTTTTAGTACACATAAGACTTAACTCTGTAAGTGTATAGTATGTTAGTGTAGAGAAGGATTTATTTCCTGTTTGCTTGGGAGAAGATAGTGGCAAAAGTAAATGGTTGTATTGTGTATTGTATTTCAGTAGAGAAAGTGCTAGATTAATTTTATGAACAAAGAGACAGAGACCTGGGAGTTACCTCCAGTGCCAAGATCCTATGTGGATAAATTACGTAGTGAGGGTAACGTGGTGCTGGCACAAGATTACGAGGATCTATACAAGCATCACCAGCAAGAGCGTGAGCAGTTTATTGAGGATCACCTTGGTGGAGATGTTACGACCTTCCACGAGGCTAGCAAGCAGGTTAGGGATAGGTTCCACGATATAGCTTCTGACATTGTTGATCTTCAAAGAATTTCTAATAAAGAAACTAACTATGGGAGAACACCAAAGCAAGAAGCGTTAGATAACTTAGATTTTATGAACGACCACAAGTTGGTCTACAGGCAACAAAAAGATTTACTGGCTGGCTGGTATCAGAATTTAGCTACTGAATTGTTTTACTATGACGGAGTCATTTGGGACAAGATCCCTGATGAGAAAATTAATGAATTGGAGTACTTGGGATGATAGACGAAACGAAACTACAGTCAGTACCAGGAGGGGACGAGCGTGTTCTCTATGACGACTCTGGTAATACTTACTACAAAGATCACAAGAAGGGCATCATCCCTTGGGCAGAATTAGTTGAGGATAATCTAGAACACTCTGTAGGAAGTTTCCTTGATTTAGACCTTGAGGATGTTGGAAAGATTATTTACGTTCGGGTTACTGAAACTGGGTATCAAAAAATCATTGGCTCTGAACGTTCAGGTAAGGCAGTTAGTGGCCAAGTTTGGGAAGACCTGGCTCCAGGATTATCAAGGAAGAGAGCAGCTGATTTAGCTGGCGGAGGATCTCTAGCATCAACTGAGAATCTCGAAGTTCAAGAACCAGAAGCAATAGAGATTGGCTGGTATCAAGATCCTGATGGAAACTTGTATCAGTACGATGGCGACAAATGGGTTGACGGATATGTTTCCGTTGAGCTTAAAAAACAGTTAGAATATCTAGGTTAAAGAAAGAGAGTTATGTTTAAAGAAAATGCAGGACAAATGCGTGGATTCAGAATTGCACGTGATCCAGATGGAATTCTGTTTAGTCCATTCGACTATGCAGGAACGAAGATGGGATATGTAATTACCTATGGCGAAGGTGTGCCGGCTGTGCATGACGGAACCGACTGGGTAGTTGTCATTGAGGATGAGAAGGCTTTGACTTTTGAAGATGATCTTCAGGGACTAATCGTTCAACAAGCAACTGCTATTGCTGCTGGGATGTCTAATCCTGTGTATGCAGAGCTAGGTGCCCAGATGGGTATGTACGCTCAAGCGGAAGCAAGTGTGGCTGACCCTGCAAGTTCCGCACAAACGTTCGGAGCCTAAATGTTTGAGAGTGATTTTGGCATAAGCATGGAAGAGGCGAACATGATTAACGAGGCCTATGCAATAGACCCTCGTAGTAATGATCGACGAATTTGTATCTGCGGTCACTCTGTCTCAAGGCATAGTAAAGTAGCTAATACAAATGGAATCTATGCTTGTCGACCTGGCAGACTAGATTGCCCTTGTGCATCTATGAAGCCAGTTATTATTGTCCCCAACACTAGGTACTTCATGCGGAAAAGTCTAGGCTCCGGAGCAAAGCACGCTTTGGTTCGAGGAGTAGCTGCTGCAATTGAAGCCTCTTCACCAGAAGAGTTTGAGCAACGACGTGAGTGGTTGGTCCCGGCTGAGTGTGAAGTCTGTCAAACCCCTGCGAAATATTACCCCGTTAGGATTACTGCTCAAGGTAAACCGATAACGGATGCAGCGACAGAAATAGATCAAGGACTTTACGCATTCATGTGTGAGTTCCACAGAAACGCAACATACTAGTAAGATAAACTATGATAGTTCGCTATCCCAACATGTTAGGAAAAAAGTAATGAATGTAGAATACACGTTCCTCGATAAGGTTCGACAGTTCTTTGGGCTTGGTCCAACCGCTGCCACAGCTGAGGCACTTCACGCAGAAGTAGTAGCTAAGAGAGTTGCAAGTGCAGCTGCAAAAGCACAGGTCGAAGCTGATAAAGCAAAAGCTAAGAAGCCTGCTGTAAAAAAGCCAGTAGCTTTCAAGAAAGGTGCTGTTGATGGAGATGGCGATGGACTAGTTCAAGATGGAACTCCTCACGAGCGTCCAGCTAAGAAGAAGCCAGATCCAAAAGATAAGAAAACTAAATAGCAAAAAACCTTGCGTAACTTTTTAACCTGTGGTAGGTTGATCCTGTTACTCAAATACGTAGTCGAAAAACCTTGGGAGAGGTATTAGGTGACTACAGCAAAATATACCGTCTCATCATGTTATAGTGATGGGGCGGTATATTTTTTTAGGAGAGGTATGACAGACCTAGTCAAGATCACACTGATAGCAGATGACCTTGGTGTCTCTGTCAAAACTATCTACAACTGGATCAGTGTTGGGAAGCTCGTCATGGTCAAGCCTGGCTTCGTTAGTCAATTAGATGCGTATGAGGTCTGGCTCCAGCAGCGTAGCCTCAAGTCAATGTTTGCAACCTCCAGAGCACGGCAAGGTATTAGAAGAGATAGCTCTGGACGATTCATTCATGTCCCTAAGACGGGGGAGTAAAGTGGAGGCAAATGGAGAAGTGCTTAATGAAGCATCGAAAACCCTTCGTTCACCCTCTCCCCACGCACTTATTCGTCCGAGCACTAATCAACTAACTTTTCATCAGTGTACAATAGTGCTATGTTAACGGCGTGCATAACTCATAACCCGACGGATCCCTTACACTTGGTCAAGGAAACGATCCGTCCACAGTCCTCTCCCCAGTTGGACGGGTCGTTTTCGCTTTACCCTGGTGTTCGCCTTCAGCACAATTACTTGACTTTAAGGACAACCCATGGTAGAATCTAACGGCGAGCTGGAATACACAATAGACGACCCAGTCTCAATCCTTGCCGACTTAACCGAGCTTGGAATCGAAGAGATGGACAGGGGTGTCTGCGAAGATACGTTTGCTAACCGTAAGATCCTCCGGAAATCAAAACTCATCTGGGAGAACCTCTACTCAAACGACGGTAAGATAACCGGCCTGTTAAAAGTACGTTCAGCAGAATCAACTCGCGAGCGCCGGATTCAATCCCTCGCTGAAAAGCGTCCAATACTTGTTACTCCCTCAGACAACAATTCAGATTACCTAACCGGCCTGGATCTAATAGCTGAGGATGCCTCCGACTACCTCGCCCCACCGTGGGTAATAGGAGCCACCAGAAAATGGCTCAAGGAAGTAGAAGCAGGTGGACCGCCCACTGAAAAACGTCAACCGGTTCCAATGCCACACCGATGCAAAGTTATTAAGTTCGACGGGATCCGCTGTATGCTTTGGGGATCGGGACGTCTAGTAGATGACGGCATGTGCAGAGTTCACCTTCGCACTTTAACTTCGAAGACTTCTGATGACATCGAACGGGCCCGCGATAAGTTAACCCAGGCTGCACCGTATGCTGTTGACAAACTTGAAGAACTTATGTTGACCGCTGAATCTGAACCGGTCCAACTTAAAGCTGCAACCGAGATCCTCGACCGAGCTGGGGTTAGGGGCGGCGTGGAAATCGAAACCACCCTTAACATTGATCTGCGTCCAGCGGCTGATGTTATCCAAGAACGGTTGGCCCGTTTAACAAGCGGCGCGCTATCCGAATCGCTGCGTCTAGCAAACCAGGGAACGGACATCATTGATGCAGAAGTTGTTGAAGAGCCAAAGAAAGAAGAAGAAGAAGACCGGCCCGCAACTATTGACGAAGAATCAGAAGAGCGGCCTGCAGCAACTATTAACGCGACGGAAGAGAAGTAACGGATGACCCTGGGTAGAGACTTCACTGAAATACTCAAGACGGCGCGCGATCATTACGAGAGCATAAAAGCTGACCTCCCGAATGCTAAAGACCGCGTCGAACATATTCGCTTAAGCTCCTTAGCTCAAGAAGCACAGAACTTGGTAACCGACCTTGCTATCTTTGAGCTAGGGTTGGTTTATTCACACACCAATAACACCGATGCTTATATTGAAGAGCGCATTGCAGTTAACGTAGAAACGGGTGAGATCCTGGACCTTCCAGAGTTCAGGTCTCCATACAATCCACGTGCTTAAAACAGAACTTGCACTCGAGGACATCAAGGCACTAGGATTTGATGTTGAAGAACTAGCGCCTCAATTGTTTGTGATCAAGAACTTTATAACAGCAGCTGAGCTGGAATCTTTGTATGAAGAAGTAACTTCTTATTCGGAAGAAGACTGGGATCAGTTTTATTTAGCAGAGATGCGCATCCACGCTCTTGATAAGTTTGGCCGGGATGATTTAGAGAATATGCGCAGAGAAGGCCTGATTAAAATCACAAAAGGTTTTTACAACAAAGTAGCTCGGGTTCGAAACGATGAGCTGCGTTTCCGACTGGGTACCCGGCTCGAGTCTATTTACGAAATCTTAGATGAACCTCTGGAGGTCTCCGGCTTTGTGATCTTTCAACGTTTATATGAAGCTACTGAGCTGAAGTATCATTACGACCAACAGTCAGACAAGCTTGTTGCACACGCAGGCGTGCTTTATTTAAATGATGATTACACCAAAGGTGAACTCTTCTTTCCGGGGTTGGGTATTAATGTAACTCCTGAGCCAGGATCTTTGGTGATCTTTCCAGGAACTAAAGATTTCGAGCATGGTGTTCGCCGCCTAGGTGCAGGTCCGGTTAGGTACGTCCTTCCCGCGTTCATTAAAAGTAAACACCCAGATGGATCCATGGCCGGTTGGGCAGAGTGAGTGCTTCGTTAAAAGATGCGATCGCTAGTCAGGAAGTACTCTTCTTGCCGAACTTTTCATCAGCGCTCCCTGGGTGGCCGGTCTTCATAGATCAAATCAATACTGCAAAGTTGCGCGGCGACGCAGATCAAAGAAGAAGTTATTACTGGCGAGCGCCGGTGCGGCCAGGTGATCCCCTTCATGCAAAGTTAGCCATCCTCCAGCAGGCACTTACTGCTGAACTTAATATGGACGTTCGTCCCATCAATGCATATGTCAACATTGCTGTTGGAGAAGAGATCTGGCCAGCGCACGGGGATCCGGAAGATTCATTGTTCGTTCTTTGCGAGGGTTCAGTTACTTGGTTCCTGGATGACGCGGAGTACACTTTGCACCAAGGCGATGCGATCTTCTTCCCGTCGATGACCAACCATGAGGTTAGAGCTCTCACCCCTCGCGCTGCATTCATTTTTGCTGTAGGATAGGTTTATGTTTCGTAAACGTCCGAACCCAGGTGCTGCAGCTGCTCTTCTTGTGAAGACTGCGCAGAAGTACTTGGGTTACACATCAGACCTAGGTGGGAAAAATATCTTTGGCCAGAAAGTCGGATATGATTCTCAACCATGGGCCGGTTCATTCGTTGAAGTTTGCCTGAGGGAGGCCGGCCTGAGGGGCCCGTCATTTGTTTACACTCCAGCGGCGCTCGCTGATTATATTAGATCCGGTAACTTTTCACGAGAGCCGCGGCCTGGATCAATTGCTCTCTTCAACTTTTCATCAAACACTGGACATGCAGCGGACCCATTTGGGATGATGCATTGCGGCGTGGTTACTGATATACGTGAGTTTGAATCAAGCGGCCGGTTCATAACCATCGAAGGCAACACTGAAGGCACAACAACTTTTAGTAAGCGGGACGGCGTGCACCAAAAGGTTCGTTCAATCAATGACGTGGTCATCTTCTGTCACCCAGCAGCGGCTGGTACTTTTAACGGCTCGTTGCTTCGCCTCCTGGATCAGGGCCGCACCAAGTTTAACGGCGAGGATTTAGATGACATTGCTGCAGCGGCGAGCAATCCTAAACCTCTTGTGCTGAAGTCCGCCGTCAAGCACGGTGACCGTAGTAAGAAGCTTGAGATCATACAGCTAGCGCTAGCAACAGTAACGGACCTGCGTGGAGCTGCATTAGGGACCTGGGATCCAGTTACATCAGCGGCGTGCTCAAGATATCAACGGACCATGGGCTATGTCGGGAAAGACGTTACTGGGTTACCCACTCTAACAACATTGAGACGGCTAGCTAAAGAGACAGGCCTGTTTACAGTTGATTGATGATCTGACTCAACGGCCTGGACATCAATACCCAGAGAGTGACGTCCCTGTGATGTTAACCGTCTACACCAAGTGCCCACAGAAATGGATACTGGTAGACAGGGAGACGGGTCAGTCCTACGAAGGAAACAACCCAGGTAAATGGAACAAGCTTAAGGAGCACACCGATGACTAAAGAATTTGATCTCAACAATTACCAGTACACTGAAGACCACATAACTTTTGACCAGTTCTTGGGGTACCGGCCGATCAAGAATCCATTTGCTCCTGAGGACGCAGCTTTTAGTGGAACCCTCTTTCTCCATCAGGATGAGGAGTGGCAGCATATTGTTTCATTGTCCGCGGCCAGCCTCTGGACTTTGTACGAAGAAGAAGGCGTGATCAAAATCCGCAATGGATATCAAGTCAATGGCCGGCTCGGCTACTTTCACTGCGAGCAAATGCACAATGCCCATGGGACCATCATTGTTACAAGTGGCATCCCAACAGCTGGGTTGACCCAGTAACTTTTAACGAAGAGTAAAAGGCCAGGCCAGGCCAGGCCAAAATTGGCCTACACTTTTCACGGCGCGTTAATCAAACCGGATGACGGGCGCGGCTGTAAATACCTGCACCAACAAAACTAACGAACGCTATCTTTTTCACGGAGCGGCGTGCTAAGATATAGTTAAGATCCTGGGTAGGTGCAAGCTAGCTAACGTCATTGCGATGTGGCTATGAACTAGCTGCCCAGGGTCGTTCTTTCTTCCTGGATGACACACGGTTTTTACCTTCTAACGGAGCATGCAAAGAAGAGATCCGATCGCACTCCTCCAGCTTGTGCAGCTATAGTTGCGTTTTCTCCATCTGGGTGTTATAGTTCTACTAACACAACAAAGGGAGAGATACATGATAAAAGAATTCGTAAGCTGCGAACACAACCCGAAGCAGACAGTTACTGACGGGATCTATATCTGCACCTACTGCTTCAGGCAATTGCGACCTTGCGGCAGCTGCTACACAATTGAGCTGACCAACAACAGGACCAACTACGGCTGCTTCGACTGCGCTCCAGAAATGATGGTCGACTAGATGGTGCCCTGCCCCTGCGATGACTATAAGAAATTTAAATGCATGGACTGCAGATAACTGCGGGGGTTTTCCTTTTTCCGACACGATAAAAATTAGTTTGCAAATGTGCTTGCTATTTTTGCAGGGAGATGCTATACTATCTACACGAACGATGAAAGGGACAAAATGCAAGAGCGAGTTACTTGGGTTGATTACAGTTGGAAAGACTCAGAGGTACCTGGAGACACAAAGGCACAAGTTGTGATTCTGAACGACAGCAACAAGTATGAGCAGATGTCTGCGGACGAGACCTTCGATGAGCGTATCTGGTTCTACTTCCAAGACGAAGCAGAGTTTCAGCGTGCCTTTGATACAAGCAATGACGAGTTTGAGTTTGTAATTACCAGAGAGGAAAACTAATGAGCAAGGTTATTAGAGCAAGCATTGTTTTTGAATACTTGGTGGATGGGGATGAAGTCCTAAGTGAACTTACACCCGAAGAACAAATTGAGTATGTCAAAGAAAATGTCGTAGAAGACATAATGTCTATGGGTTTTGGGAATTCTGATTCCTTACTAGCCGCAATTGAAATCAAAGTGCTAGAGGCATAGAAAACTAGTTAGAGAGGGTAAAAATGAACGCGCGCCTAGTAAATCGCTTGACTAATTAGCGGCTTGCTGCTACTGTTGAACTACTAACGAAAGGGAGAAACAAAATGGGATTAGACATGACATTATCAGGCAAGCGCTATGTCCGAGGATATGAAGGCTCACCAGAGTCTGAGCAAAAGCTTTACAAAGATACTATGGAGTCACTAGGCCTGACCGGCTTGGGTGAAGGAACTCATATGTATGTGACGTTCACCGCTATGGACTGGCGTAAATGTTCCGCTGTCCACAACTGGTTCGTTGTAAATGTCCAGGACGGCGAGGACGATTGCGGTAGTTACGGAGTGAGCCGTGAGCAAATCGGCGAGCTGATAGACCTATGCGAACGGGTTGCCAAGTCTGGAGACCCAGAGTATGCAGAGGAACACTTACCGACGTCTATGGGCTCCTTCTTTGGGTCGACGGAGTATGACGAGTATTACTTCGAACAAATTGACGAGACGGCGAGACGGCTTGCAGAGATACTCACACAGCTACCTGAGACCCCAGACTTCTTCACAAACGTCAGACTTGAGTATTCCTCTAGCTGGTAATAACGGCGTGCAGTTCTTGCGGCGAGCGCCGTCCAAATAACAGGACGGCGTGCGCTGTATCCTATACTGATGCGCTCACTAGAAGTCCACGTATTTGAAATTGAGACCGATCTCGATCACGCTCTGCGTTCAGGGATTGCGTTGCCAGAGCAGTTAGCAATGACGGAGTGTCGCGAATGCGATCTAACTACTGGGATCTGCGATGGAGACTTTGAACCGTTCGTTGTAGTGATTGACGAAAATGATCAAGACTGGATCCTCTGCACCGATTGCGCCAGCGCAATATTGGACTATGTCGATACCTACTTCCCTCCAGTGACTCGAAGTCACTTTGTTGTGGATGATGAAGAGTACGAACCACTCTAAGTATTCATTTTTTCTGGCTTTCTCTCTTCTTTGTTATTTGCTACTGTTTAGTTAGCAACAAATGAAAGCTAACTACCAATAAATGAAAGAGAACCAATTTCCAAAAAATAGGTTACTTTTTCCTTGCAAGTGTGCTACTGTTGACTCAACACCAAAAAAGGAGAGAGAATGACAAAAAGGATTTACTGGGCAGACATCATAGTTTGCGAGGACCAACTGTTTGAAAACCTAGACGCATTAGTTGCCGTAGCAACTGAAACACCAGTGGTTTTTCTAGGTTCGTGGCACACAGACAACATTCTCGTTAGCGCCGAAATCAGAGATGGTTTAGAGCTAACTTGGACAGAGCTTGACTGTGACGAAAACGACAACGACATACGAGTTCTCAAAATTGAGTCTTTCACCTACAGCGTTTCTACAGAGATGGCAGTTCTAGTAGGGAGCGACTAATGCCGAACTGGGTATCGAACAGCGTTAGGGTTACAGGACTCGAAGCCGAGGTTCAGAGATTCATAGGGCAGGCAAAAGCTATGCCAAATACTTTTGTTGAGACAGACGAGGACAAGTGGGATTCCGAACTCTCATTCGCCAACTTTATTGCGCCACCACAGGAAAGCATTGACTCGGGAGAATACCACGAAACCAAAGGCTGGGTTGGGGGCAAGGAGTCTGGCAACTCAGAGAATAATTGGTATAACTTCAACAGCCGAGAGTGGAACACCAAGTGGGACGCTGGCGAGGTTTCTCTAACAGCCGAAGCAGCAAGCGCCGACTTCGAATTTCACACACCTTGGTCGCCACCAGAGCCAGTTTTCAGATCTATGGTTGAGCAGTTTCCTGAGCTACAGTTCGCCATTTCATACGAGGAAGAGCAAGGCTGGGGTGGAGAGTTGGTCGGTGCAAAAGGCGAGCTGGCTATTGTCGAGGAATACGACATTCCAGATTCTCACGCCGACTATGTTGGTCGTGACAGAGAAGATAGTTGCGCCTGTTCTTGGGCAGAGGATAAGGACGATTGGTATGACGATTGCCCGAACAAACGAGAAATCTTTGTTCAAGTTACAAAGGTGTATCGTCTTAGTTCGAGCGACCCAACAGAAGCGAGAGCCGAATACTTAGAAATTGAAATGGGCGAAAAGAAATTGCCTGTCGAAGAATCTGACTTGGGTTCGTTTGTTCTCGTAGACGAAGATGGTAAGCCGCTACAAGACTAATCACAAAGATTGACCTCACTTCGGTGGGGTTTCTCTTTTGCCTAAAGTTGTATTCATTTTTTCTTGCAGGTTTTTGCCGTTACCAAACTGTTACCAAACTTTTCACGAAACATTTGACATTCCCTCTTTTCTGTGGTTGTATTTACCTATCGCCAAAAGGTGAGAGACACGAAACGAAAGGGGAAGTCAAATGACTTCATTAGCAGTAACAGCAGTAGCACCTAAGATTATTGGCAAGGCAGTCTACCTAGAGTTGGTAGTAAACCCTGCACTCACTCCCGACCAGCAGAGAACTGTTTGCGGTTGGCATGGGGCAGCAAGTAGCACGAAACAGATGATTATCTTTCCTCAGTATCAGGACGATACTGGCAAAATTATGCAGTCAGTTGTAATGACCAGAACTGTCTCAGAACACTCGCCTAGAGCGCAGTGGGATACCAGCTACACCAGAGGCTTCGCCAAGTTGGACGAACCAGACATGGAAGTCGTTAGTGGACACCACTCGGACTACACAAATGTAGAGCATTACTCGAAAGAGGAATTTGACGAGCTTCCAATACTCCAACAAGTAGCGTCCAGACAGCGCACTTTGGCGCTAACTTTGAAGCGTGAACTACTCGGCACAGCTTATGGCGAAGTCATAAAAGATGAGCCTGAGAGTTCCGTAGTCCAAGCTTGGGTAGTTCGTGACGATACTCCACTTGCCGTTGAGATTACCAACGAGGACATGGCACTTTTGCATGACGAAAGCAAGACACCTCAAGCAGTTATTCGCCGAATAAATAAAGTTCGTGAATCAGTCTTGACATTTCCAAACAAACTGGCATAATTAGACCAGACACAAAACGACACGAAAACTAAAGGGAGACACGAAAATGTATCTAAAAAAGAGTATTTATCTAGCACCAGCACCAACGCTCAGTAGCACCTTGGACTTTGACAAGCTTATGACAGAGCTATCGTCCACAGTAGCACTACCAACTTTGGGCGTGACTACCTCGGTTCTTGATACCCTAATGCGACCAGAGGGCAGGGCAACACTTCGCTCGAAGGCAGGGGCAAAAGCAGTCAAGCCACTTGGGATAGACTTGGGAGCAGAAACCCCAAGCCTTGCGGAGACAGTTGAGATAATGGAAACCACAGAATCGCTCGAAGGCTCGGAGAGTTATCCTCGACCAAATGGTGAGGACTACTATGCTCGACCTTGGGGCGAACACACAGATGTTGAAGTCCTAAGAAAAGCCAGAGCCGAAGGTCATGCCATTTTACTTTATGGAGTCCCAGGAACAGGCAAGACAGCTTTAGTTGAAGCTGCTTTTCCAGAGGAACTTTATACCATTCTTGGCTCAGGCGATACTGAGGTTGCCGATTTGGTCGGTGGCTATGTCCAGACTCAGAGCGGTGGCTTTGAGTGGGTGGACGGAGTTTTGACCAGAGCTGCTTCTGAGGGCAAGGCACTTCTGATTGACGAAATTGGGTTGATTGACCCGAAGGTAATGTCAGTTGTTTATGGGCTAATGGACGGAAGGCGTGAGCTAGTCGTAACTCAGAATCCAGAGCGTGGCACTATCAAGGCTAAAGAGGGCTTCTATGTCGTTTCAGCCACGAATCCAAATGTCGCAGGTGTTCGTCTGAGTGAGGCGCTTCTATCGAGGTTCGCTATTCATGCCGAAATGACCACAGATTGGGCGCTTGCTAAAAAGCTTGGCGTTCCACAGAGTGCCGTAGTTGCTTCTCAGAATCTATCCAAAAAGGTAGAGAATGGAGAGACTTCATGGTCACCACAATTCCGAGAGCTTCTAGCTTTCCGAGACTTGGCAAAGAGTTTTGGAACTAAGTGGGCAGTTCAGAATCTACTTGCCAGCGCACCAGAAATTGACAGACCAGTTGCCTCAGATGTATTTGGTCGAGTATTCGGCGAAGCGATAATGCCAGCCAAGATTTAGTTGAGTATTCGTGTCCTCGACTAATGGGGAGTGTCAGGAAAGTTTTTCTGAAATGGACTTGACACTCCTACCCATTAGGGTGCATAATTAGACACAGCACAGAAACGCCGACAAAAGGGAGATTCAAAATGGCACACTACAAAGTAAAGAGTTCAAGGCTTACAAGTCGAGAGACTACAACTAGTCCAGAGTGGCTAAAAGTTGGAAGCCAGATAAGCAGATTTGTCAATGACCTATCGCTTCGAGGCGACCTAGTTGTATTCGTGGGTGGCGACGAAGTTGCCGAGGGCGAAGCAGTTGCGGCTTACTACGCCGACATAGCCGAGATTGAGATAAACGCTTCAAAGGCGTTCGGTGAAATTACTACGCCAGAGTTCGTTGGAGATTTCAATGAGCGCACAGTCCAGTATGAGTTCCCAATGGCAACTGGAATCATTTTTCACGAAGCACTCCACGCCAAGCACACAGCTTGGGACACAAACTACTTGCAGACTCAGCTAGACAACCAAGAAGGTCAAGCCTTCATGTTGTTAGAGGAATCCAGAATCGAAGCCAAGGGCGTTCTTGAGCGACCACTAAACAGAGAGTTCCTCAGAGCCTCAGCTTTGGAAATGGCGCTCGAAGGCGTGGACGAAAAGCAACTGGCAACTCTCGGTAGCGACCTATGGGTCGTTGCGAATCTTGCAGGGCTATCGCTTGCTCGGTATGACGCCAGAGTTTTGGACAGGTCAGATGTCATAGACATTTACAAGATTGTTGTTTCCATTCTCGGTGAAAAACTTTATGAGGATTTGCGCCTAGTTTGGGTTGCGTTCCAAAAGCTCACAGTTCCACAGGTCGAAGAAGCTATTACGCTTGCTAAGAAGTGGGTCGAGCTATTGCGTGAGGCAGACCCCGAAGGTGAGCCACAGGGAACAGGCTCAGCTTTTGAGCCAAGCGAAGGCGAAGGCGAAGGCGAAGGCGAAGGCAAGTCTCCAAGTGAAGGCGTTCAAAAGTTGCTCGATAAAATGAGCGACCAAGGAATGACCACAGAGCTTTCAGCTAACGACAAGTTGGCAGACCAAGAGACTCAAGAGAAGTGGCAGGACGAAGCCAAGGCTCGCCAAGAGGAATCCAAGTCCAAGAATCAGAAACAGGACACAGCTCGCAAAATCTTTGACAAGAGCCATAATGCAACTGGCTCAAGCTCAAACTCGACAGTCAGCGAGCGCCGAGCGCCAACTGGCGCAGAGCGAGCCAGCGCAGTCAAGGTAGCGCAGATGTTGGACAAGGCGAAGTATCGTGAGCGTTCGGTTCATGTTCGCAAGACTCAAGCGCCACAGGGTCGCCTGATTGCTCGTAATGCCGTCCAGAATAAGGCAAGCGAAGCTATGGGTCGCCGAGGCGAACTACCAGCTTGGAAGTCGAAGTCTCGCAAGCACACAGACGACCCGACACTACGCCTTGGTATCATGGTGGACATTTCAGGGTCAATGGGTTCTGCTATGCAAGCTATGGCGACCACAGCGTGGGTTATGGGTGAGGCAGGTCGCCGAATTCAAGCCGAGACAGCTATGGTTTACTACGGCTCGGGTGTATTCCCTACTCTCCGCAGAGGTCAGAGGCTAGACGAAGTTTCTGTCTACACCGCACCAGACGGAACTGAAAAGTTCGGCGAAGCTTGGAGCGCACTAGACGGCGAACTTGGACTGACTTTTGGGACAGGCGTGAGAATGATTGTCAATGTATCGGACGGACAATACACACCTCAAGAGCGTGAGAGAGCTTTGGCTATGCTCACCGAGTGCAAGCAAAACGGCGTGGCAGTTCTTTGGATTACTCCAAAAGATTGCTACGGCTCACCAGCGAGCAACCTTATCCGACAGGCGAACTGGGGCGTGCATTTAGACCAGCTCGACACCGCTCAGATTGCGTTGCTAGTCGGCAAGTCGGCAAGCGAAGCTTTGGGAAAAGTTGGGGCAAGCGCCTGAACTAACCCATAACGGATTGCCTATCCAGAGGTCGAGCTACCCTCAGTTACCGTTTTTCTGAGAATAAGTTCCTGACGGATAGGTAACAGAAACCCCAATTACCTTTACCCCCTTTTTGGTAGTTGGGGTTTCGCCATACCCTGAGATTTGTTTCCAACTGCAAAGCCCGCACCTTTTGACCGCACATGAAAAGTCAAGCCCGCAGATCTCGATACCAAAATTTGTATTCATTTTTTCTTGCACTTTTTCGATACTTCCAATGAGGCTTCCCTTTTGCTAGATAACCCTGCTAGTATTGGAGTATCCAATTAGGGCGAAACAAAAGTAGCCCAAAAAAGAAAGGGGGGACAGAATGGCGACAGCCACTTCGTCCCAGACAGCGTCAGAAGGCACTGTCAAAGTTTCACGACAAATCGTGGAACTAATCAACGAGCTTTCCGAAGTTCGTTCCACCTACAACACAGCGAAGGCTCGTGTTGAGGAACTCCGCAAGGAAGTTCTATCGCAGGTTGGCAAGGCGAACTTGACCCTTATCCACCACAACATTGAGGTGGCTCGCATTATCGAGAGCAACCCAGTTCGTGTCGATTCAAAGTTCTTGGAAGAGAATTTTCCAGAGGCGTATGAGGCGTCCTTGACCTCGACTCAGCAGTTCACCATTCGCTCGGTCACACGAACGAAATAACCAGAAGGGGTTGGGCGAAAGCCCAGCCTTTTCTCACCACCAGTTCCGTATCCACTTTTTTATTGGAGTCCCGTAAAAACTTCACATCAGAGTTGCAAAGTTGCACCAAGTGTGATTAGATAGACACATCAAACGAAAAGGGAGACAAAATGAACGCACCACTAGAGCTAGAGGACATAGCCGGAATGAGCCTGTCAATAACAGGCGTGCTAGTCGAGAATTATTTGCAGAGCGGTTATGCCGACCCAACTATGTATCGGACATTGAGAGCCGTATCTGAGCTTGCCGAGCAGTATAAGGAACGGCTTGCGCTAAATGGTTCAGCACCAGACGACTTACTAGAAGCCGCAGATGAGCTAGTGAACAGCCTGAAGGTTACCGCTATGGAATGTGGCGAGATAGTCCAGAAGATTATCGAG